GTCGGGCTGGCGTCGGGCTGGGCTGGGCTGGCGTCGGGCTGGGCTGGGCTGGCGTCGGGCTGGGCTGGGCTGGGTCGAGCGTCGGGCTGGGCTGGGCTGGGCTGGCGTCGGGCTGGGCTGGGCTGGGTCGAGCGTCGGGCTGGGCTGGGCTGGGCTGGCGTCGGGCTGGGCTGGGCTAAAACAGAACGGGCGCCCGTGTTACCGGGCGCCCGTGGTTGGTTCGATCTATCGCCGCGCGTCTTATTCCGCGTCGGGGATGTCAGCGGGTAAAGGGTCATAAGGGTACATCAAATCCGGCGTCCAATCGCACATGCAATTTTCAATGTAATCGGCGCCGCATGTCGGGCAAAAAGCCCATTGTTCGTCATCAGTCAGCCATCTATCGAAATCGGTCATTGTCGTATGTCCTGTCCTGTCCGTTTAGAGTGAGATCTGAATCAACGTCGGCGCCGTCTGGAAATTGCGGGCGCCCGACCCATGCACGATGATTGCAATGTCTTTTCTAGGATCATCGGCGCCCGTGGTTCCCGCACAGAGCTTGCAATTCTCGCATGTCGTCTTATGGTCGGCCTCGTCCGACGCCGGACAAATGATCTCAGAATGGCGCATAGATTCATCAGCCGAACGGACGCGGAAAGTACGCCAACCGCGCGTTTTGGCTTCGATGTAATCGTGGGGATTGTCGCACGACGCCATGAAATAACGCCTATAGGCGTCATACTCCGCATGTCGCCATTGGTGGGTGTACCCTGTCCACCCGTCGGACACTGTCGCAAGTGCAGACACGATGTGAAGCGGAATCAAGACAGGTTCGCCATAGGCGCCGAATCGGATCTTACGACCCTGGAAAACTGCCCGGTAACCGTCGGGCGCCAGTGCGGGATACTTCCCAGCCCGATACGCACGCCATACAGCTAAAGGCGCCTGAACGACGCGGACATAGCATGTCCGTCCGACGTTCCTAGTGGTGCCGTCATCGCCTAATACTTCAATCGTGCCACGATGCGGACAGTCAAAACAGACAACGTCATCGGCGCCCGTTTTGGTGGCGGTGACAGGGTCGACATCCCGATTCAAGATCCACAATTGAACCATGTTGCCTGTTTTGGGATTGTGCGTTTTGATGGTCGCGACAATCACAATGTTGGGTGTCTCAAGTAGCAAGTAGCCCGTCGGGCGTTTTTTATTGGTCATACCAGCTATCAGACCATTGACATAGCTATCCTGTCGCGGTACTAATGAGGCGCCCGCGCGTTTCAGGCGCCCGAAGGCGCCCGAAGGCGCCCGACAGGGGCTAAGTTGTTGAAACGCCAGGTCTTAGCTGTTCACGCCTCAAAAGTGGCGTCCGAATCGGGCGCTTCACTCGAGGGTAAATGCCGTGGTTTCAATCGGTTGGACCGAAACCGCGGGCTAAGTAGCTGATTCTGAAGGCGTTAGCTATCTGCTTGATTCCAGGGCACTTAGTTATCTGCCTGATTCTAAAGGCTTTAGTCAAGTGCTTTAGAATCAAGGCTTTACCAAGTGCCTGATTCGATTGCACTTACGCAAGTGTCTGATTCGGAAGGAGTTAGCTAAACCGCTGATTCTAAAGGGGTAGAGGCCATCCCCAATGGAATCAGCGGGTTACCGGAAATCACGGTGTGGGGAGTGTGGAGGGGGCGTTTCCTATTATTCCCGCCAAGTGAAACGCAATTTGAAAAAGTGATTTGGGTCCGAACTTTTCCTATGTGGGGGCCGACCCTACAGGGCCTTCTATTAAATTAACGTGCCGGCCTTGGGTTAGTCGGGCCAGATATAGTCCGCGCTCTTGACCGTGTAGTTAGCAACCTTCCGTTCCTGGTCGGTGTCGATCAATTCGAGCACGACCTGGACCGGCGGCTTGAGAGCGCACGGTCGCATCCGCAGGGTCTGGGTAGCAGGCGCAGGCGCGTCGTCGGCCCACATGAAGTGGTAGGGTTTGCCGTCGAGGAAGAACTCACCGATCATGGCTTGCCGCAGTGACGGGCGCCTGGAGGACAGGGGGCGACGACCGATCAGCCGCCGCCCCTGTTGCCCAGCCCCGGCGAAGTCGTGCGGGACCGGGTTCGGCGCGTGATCCCTCCTCAACGGGAGTTGCTGATGGGATAGGCGCCGAAGCTTGCATCGCGAGTGCCTTGCAGATGGATCGTGTGCGCGGGATGTCCGATGACTTCGGAGTGAGGGCACTCCCGCGAGGCCCGGTGCGGTTCAAGCGATTGGCCTGATCATACCAAAACAAAAGGCCCGCCAGCATGACGCCAGCGGGCCGACAGAAAGGAACCATTCAACCGTACTATCCGAAGACGGATCTATTCTATCAGGGAGGACCCATAGGAGGACCCTCCTCCTCGACCGTGGGCAACATGCCGCCCTTGCGTTCCAAGAGTTCCCAGACCTTCCGGCGCATCGAAGCGTAGGGCTTGCCGTCGCGTTCGGTCCAGTCCTGATAGTCGCCCTCGCCCCAGCCCTGCGCGTCAGCGATAGCAGCCATGCGGTTGATCAGATCAAGCTCATGCCGGGTGAACTGAATCCGCTTCGCCATCTACTGGCCCTCCTGCGCGTCGGCGCCGTAGTCGTGCTCGACCTCGTCCAGGTCGGCCATTGCCATCCCGTGGATGAACGACGCGATGTCGGCGCGGGTGGCCTTCTTCCAGCCGAAGCGATGCATGATCGCGGCACGCATGGTGTCGGAGATCTCGAATGTGACGGTGACCTTCATCGTCCTGTCCAATCTTTCGCCCGCTTGATCCGGCTGGCGTGGAACTCGCCAATCGGCGTGAGCACCCTGTCCGGTCGGCTATGCGCCGGTCCCGATTCGCGGCACTCGAAACCGGGCGCCGCGTTGCAGCCGCGCACGGTGCAGGGGAAGTCGAGCGGCGTCGGCTCCTTGGCCTTGCGCCGCTTCTCCATGCACTTCACGCACCGGCAGTTGTTGACCTTCGAGTTGTGCTTCGCCCAGAGCACGCCGCCCGTGTAGCTCTTGCGCTGGGCGCCTCGACGGCGCCCGACCTCCGCGTACAGCACGTCGTTGGGGATGGTGGACATGTCGAGGTCCCGCGTCCACTTCGATCCCGGCAATTCAAACGTGGCGCCCATCAGGCCACCTCCTTGACCAACCGACCGCAGAGCCAGCACCGTGTCTGGCCTTCCTCGACCACGGTGCGCTCCGCGCCGCCGGGGCAATCACAGACGGCCAGCCGCTCCTGCATGTACACGTCAGCTTCGGCGGCGTCGACCACGCCTTCGCCCATGCACGTCGGGCAGTCCAGGGTCACCTCCGACCCTGGAGCGCCATCGTCAAACGTCACTTCCTTTGTGCCCTTGCACTGCGGGCAGATGATGTCAGCGGCCATTACTTTTTCACCTCCATTAGATCGATCAGGGTCAGCACGCTGGCGCCGCACGGTGTCGCCCAGATGACATCGGCATTGTGGTTCAGAATGTAGCGGACGGCGCCCGACTCGCGCTCCTCGTAGTCGCGCCACTCCTCGTCGTCGTAGAGGACGTAGATGCAGCCCTCGCCAAACTCCACGATGGAGCCGAAGCAGGCGCCCTCATCGCAGGCGCCGACCACGCGCCCGTGGAGCGCCATGATCGCGCGACGGCAGGCGTCGGGATCGTCGCCCTCGTAGACCTGGATCGCGTCGTTGTCGGAGCAGGGATCGGCCACTGCGTGAACCCAGACGCTATACCGCTTGTTGGGCGGCTCCCGGTCCTCGACCTTCTCATGCTCACACCATGCGACGAGGCAGGGGTAGCCTGCCTCTTCGCTGTAGCCTTCCAGCGGCCTGACGGCGCGGGCGCACATGTCGTTGTGGTAGCTCTGGTCCTCGAATCGAAGCTCCCGCAGAAACTGCGGGAACTCGATGCTGGGCCACTCGCGGAAACCGTTCGGAACGGCGGCGGGAATCATTCGGCTTGTCCTCTCTCTTTCTTCTGAGCCAACTCGACGGCCTGCGCCAGCGCACGCGAGAGCATGTCAGCCTCGCGGATCGACAGACGCGCCCGATAGCGCGGGATGGTGACTTCGGGCGAGGGCAGTTCGCCCTCGCGCCGGTAAGCTTCGGAGTGAACTCCGGTGACCACGTTGCAGAATGCGTTGACGGCGTAACGGGCCATTAGCGGGACTCCGTCAGGTTCAACGAGATCAGGTAGGCGTCCACCAGGACACCCTTTTCCATGCGCCCGCGCCAGGAGCCGCCAGCGCGGAGATGCTCTGCGATGAAGGCCGCGACCTCGTCGGTGACCTTGAGCGTCAGCGTCTTCTCGCCGCCGGTAAAGCGGGCGGTGTAGCGGTCGGACTTGGCGTCGTGCGCGACGGCGACGACGGTGGACAAGTCGATGGGGGCATTCAGCCCAGCCGTGATCTCTCTGGCCTTCCTCTCGCGGGCGTTGGCAACGGACTGCCAGTCGCCATCCTTGAACTGCGTGCGGTCGATCTGCGCGTCCGTTTCGGCAGTGATGTACACGATCCTCATTAGCGGCGGCTCCTTGCCATCGCATCGGAGCAGTGCTCCATCACTTGCTCGTATTCGGCCATGAGGGCCTGGACACGGCGAAGCCGGTCGAAGTGCTCGTCCTGCGCCCGCTCCATCGCGCCAGCGGCCTGCGGATAGTAATCGCGCCCGTTGGGAGCGGCCTGCTGCATTTGGCGCATGGCCTCTTGCAGCGCATTGTAGGCGGCTTCGGCCTGATCGTAGAGCGATTGGGCCGACGTGCCGTTCATGTGAACTGTCGGTAAAGTCATACGACAAGAGTATAGCACATGCACGCATCTGGCAGATGCACGCATCAAATGAAAAAGCCCTCCCCGAAGGGAGGGCCGGTTGGATCGTTTGTCGAAGCCGGGTTACTCCTGCCTGGAGCCGCTCTGTTGCTGGGCGTTGGTCGCGTTGCCGTTCTGGATCTGCTCACGCGCTTCGGCGTCGGGAAGATCGATAGACTCTCCTTTGCGCCGTTGCTGGCCGTCCTTGGACGTGAAATCCTTTTGCACTTGAACTCGCATTCGCGTGTTCCTCCGACCTCTAAGTCTATCGACCGTTGTCTTCCGGCTCCGTCTTTGACTTCACGTTCCCGCTACCGGACCATGCGGATGATGGCCGCAGTGACCGGGCGCCGCCGGGTGTGATCCCGCCAGTCGGGCGCGTTCCGATAGGCGCGGTCAATGATGCGGTCGTACTCGACCACGACGCCGCTCTTGAGCCTGCACTCCCAAGTGTTCTCGCCGCCGTAGGGGCCGACGATGGCCGGTCCCGTGAGGATGTCTTTCTGCGGTCGTTCGGCCTGCCCAATGGAGAAGTCTCCGAACAGATGGTCGGTGGCCGCGATCAGGTGGCCGCTCCATTTGCCTTCCTGTTTTCCGAAGCCGATGCCCACTGCCCAGGAGCCATCCGAAAAGTCGGTCGGGATCGCGTTGCCTTGAGCCTCGAGCTTCTGGTCGTAGGTCCGGTTGTACACGACGGCGCGGACGGACAGAGGCCAGACCGCGATGCCGAAGTATTCGGCTACGTCCATCACGATGCGCGTGGTGAGCACGCAGAGGTCGCGCCGCTCGAATATCTTCTCCAGCGCGGGCGCGAGGACCGGCGCGAGTCGGCGGAAGAGTTCCTGGCCGGTCATGCGCGTTCGATCTTCCGGTAATACTCCACCGTCTCGTCCACGGCTTCGTTCACCACTGCCTTGATCTCCTTGGGATCGACGCCGCACCCGATCAGCCGGTCGATCAGAATGTAGATGGCGTCCAGTTGTGGTCCGGTCATTTCGGCAGAGTGTCGATCAGAATATCGATCTCATCGCGCAGGGCCTGAAGATTCTCCCGCGCTCTCGCCGCATCGACCGTCTGGTCGTTGAACAGTCGGCTGATGGCCTCACGCGCCTGCCGAAACAGTCTCTCGTTGTTGGTCACATTCCCTCCATCATCCGCCCCAGTCCATTTGCGACTCCTCGCACGGCTCGTATGCGTCCTCCGCTACGATGATCGGCGGCATCCCGGCGTCGATGCGCCGCTGGTTGAATCGCGCCATGCACTGAGCGCAGATCGGCTCACGGTCGCCTGCCGGATCGACGTGGCCGTTCTTCATCCGGATGCTGGGAACTTTCATCGGGTTGTAGTTGCTGACGATCTGCCTGCATATGCCGCAGGCCGAAGTCGCGCCAATATATCCCATCGTCGTTTACCCTTCCCTCCGCGCCTTACGCTGACGAGCCGCCGCCACCTTGGCGACTGCGCGGATCGCTCGTCGGCCTGGAGCTTTGATCTCGCGCAGGCCATGCGCCGCCGCTTCGGCTCCGCTCTTGAAGAGCCGCACGGTGCGCTTCGGGATCTTGAGGACGCCTCGACCGAACGCAATCGCGAAGCGGAGCGCCAGGAGTTCATAGCCGCGAGGCGCCGCGTCATGGCACTGCGCCCAGCCGGTGCAGACGAAATCCGGCGACGTGTGACAGTGAAAGATGAGCGGAGGTTGCGCCCCGGTCGGCTTGTCGTACTCCGGAAGCTTCTCGTACTCATGCGCCGCCCAGACGCCGGAAGGCACGTCGCGGCGGTAGGGGCACGTCTCGCAGGGTTCGGTGCGGCATCGGAGCTTGCTCATGAGGCTTCTTCCTTCGGCGGCTTAACCTTGTAGTCCGAAATAACGGCGCCCTTCTTCTCCGTGCCGCGCGTATGCATGGGAACCCAGAATCGCCCGTGGATGCCGCGACCAAAGAGGCCGGGGCCGCTCTCCGGATAGTAGGCGAAGTGCCCCCGGCAAATGTGGAGCGCCCGCTCCAGGCCCTCCGATTCGATACGCCCTTTGGTTCGCAGGAGCCGCTTTAACGAGCCTAGCTCCAGCGTCTGGTACTTCAGCATGGGCGGCTTGCCTCGCTCGATGTTTCGCTTTGCCAGTTTCGGTGGCGGCGCGTGCTCGATACGGGTGACGTTCTTGCAGTGCATGAACATGATAGCCAGGACGAAGACTACTGAGGTGCCGTGAATCGAGCGGTCGAAGTCAATCTCAGGCTCCAACTCCTCGTGATAGTTGAGACTCTTCCAATAGCTGGACTCATCGTCGCGTAGTTCGTTGCCTTGCTCATCGAACCGGGAGCAATGAACGGCGATACATCTGGCTTCGGGGCGCCGTTCGCCGCCAACAAAGAACGCGATATCTGTCCACCACTCCTTGCCGCGTCGTTCCTGAACATGTGCGCCCATGTGGACAGTGTCGCCGCCGTTCGGTAATGGCGCATGAAATTCCATCCAGAATTCCGGAAATGGCGGCGGGAGCAAAGCGAGATCATGCGGCTGGGGTTCATGCCGGTGCGCCTTGAAGTAGTCGTAGACGTTATCGACGCGCACGATTGGTATCCGTCGAAGCCGCTGACGAAGCTCCTCAACCGTATCGAACGGATTGTCGATGACCGATAGCGCCTGGAGCAATTCCGCAAAGTTCGGCATCACAGTTCCTTGACCTCCAGTCCCGGCCCCAGCGATTCGAGCCAGCGGAACAGATTCTCCATCGGCTGGCCCAGGAACTTCTCGACAATCGGAGCGCACTGGCCGATGACGCCGTTGTCATCGACATCGATCTGAACGGTCATCTTGGGATGCGACACCCAGAGGCGATGCGTCATCAGTCGAACACTCCTCGCTGGATGCGCTCCAGCGCGGCCTTGAATCCCTTGCGGTAGCCGACCGTGATGCCGAAGCGGAAGCCCAGGAGGGCCACCACGGCGCCGCCGATCCACGCGATGAGGAACACGGTCCAGTCCATAATCAAACCAGGAGGGCAGTATCATGCCTCTGAAAAAGGGCTACTCGAAAGCCTCGATGTCGAAGAACATCAAGACCGAAAAACGGGCTGGCCGCTCGACCAAGCAAGCCGTCGCCATCGCGTACAGTGTCGCGCGGAAGGCCGCGAAGAAAGCAGGCAAGAGGCCGAAGCATCTGCGGTGAGGTCGAAATTTCCGCCGCCCAAAAATTTTTGCCGGTGAATCGAATCCGGTTTGAAACCATATGCGGACCTACTTGAACGGCCAGTGCGGCTCGTACCGCTCCTCTTCCTTCGCGATGTTCAGGTAGTCGATGAGAAACGAGAGAAGGTGCCGCGCGTTGGAGCACTGAGCTTCGGCATGATTCCAGTTCCGTTCCTCGATAGCAGTCTGCGCCCCTTCAATCTGACCGGCGACTCTTCTCAGCCGCTCGATGAGCGCCTCGCGCATTTCGTTCGTCACTGCCATTCCCTCCGTTTCTCCCGCGTGACCCATTCGGCCAACTCAACCAGTTCGCGTAGACGCGGATCACGCCTGAGGATGCGGCGCCGCTCTTCTCGCGCCACCGGCTGCGGATGGAGCTTGGCGTCATAGCGACTCAACGCGCCGCAGTACAGGCAGACCACAAGGTTGCCCGGTTCCGGCTGGGGATGCTCATCGTTGCCCATGCCGGTCGCGCCGCTGGCGGGCCGCTTGCACTTCGGGCAAACCGCGCCTTCGATCTTCCGCTTAACTGAGGAGACGTGGATTTCCTTCACACCTTTACCTCGACCTCGCGCGGCGGCGCCTTGGTCCCGCGCGTCCCGCGCACCACTGACGGCGTCCAGACCAACTGGTGATACCGCCCGAATAGCCCGCGCCCCTCGCGATAGTCCTTGAAGTGCCCTCTGCAAATGTGAAGGGCCTTCTGCACGCCGACCTCGTTAGATCGTCCCTCCTGGCGCAGAATCTGCTTCAGCGGCTCGATGACCAGCGTCTTGTACGGCGTCGGCTCGATGCCGTGGCGGGCCTTGTACTTTTTCACCAGCGGCGCCGGGATGCGATTGTCGTTCAGCCTGACATTCTTGCAGTGGAGGAAGCTGACGGCGAGGAAGGCCGGATTGAACCACGCCATCAGCCTGACCATCTGCTCCTCATGCCGCCCGCCCGTGAACGCTTGCATCCAGGGTCGATCTACCAGCCTGCCTTCGGCGTCCACTGCCATGAACACGGCGCCGTGCGATCCGTCTGCGGCGATGCCGTGCCGCCGGTAGTCGATGAAGAGTTCGCACCAGTAGATCCACTTCACGTTGTCGGGCACGTCGGTGCCTTTGAACTCGCCCTGCTCCAGCGCGTGGAGGTACATGCCGCACCGACCGTTCGGGACCGGCTGAGTCGAGTCGCCCGCCTCTTTCGAGTGGATCAGCCGTGGCAGGCGATGCTCACACCAGAAGTGCTTGAACGGCGGCGCGAGGTTCGGGAAGTCCGTCGAGAGGTCCCAGTATTCCTGGTCGCTGGCGGTGTAGTAGTAGTCGCTGACGTTGTCGATCAGGAGCACCGGCAGATCGGGAGAGCGGATCGCTTCCATCACCTTGCCGGTGTGTTCGCGCCACTGGCTGAACAGATGCGGCGCGATCCAGATGGGCGCGTTGATGCGGACGCCGGGTGTTCGGATGTCATCGATGAATCGGGACATGGTCTACTGTTCCTGCACCTCTTCACGCGCGGCTTCCATGAGCCACTGCTCCAGAATCTGCACGACGGCCCACTTGCCTTTCGGAAACCACTCCCGACGATCTGCGCTCTCGCGGAGCAGGAAGTAGATCCAGCCCCACGCCAGCAAGGTATTGTCGTTGCCCAGGAAGCTCAACTCCTGGCCCCAGTTATCCTGCGCCCAGCGGTGCAGACCGGCCTGCGTCTCTTGTGAGAACCTCTCGATCATAACGACTCTCAGTTGGCCGCGATCTGGCACAGAGCGCACCGGACGTGGCCCCCCATCAAGGCCAGCGGACTGCCCTGACCGGACACCAAGACGACGTGGCCGCAGTTGAGGAAGACTACCGCGCCGACCGGCAGAGGGCATACGACCAGGATCTTGCGATGGTAGGGATCGAACGGCGGCTGGAAGCGAACCTCCATCCTGCCGTACCGGGCATCAAGCTCGTCATCGTCCATCGACGGCCTTCTCTTCCTTCGGGCGGCGAGTCCGGAGAGCGAAGCGTCGTGCCCCACTTCGCCCCATAATCTCTCCGGACTCGCCACAAAACGGCGGGAACCGGCGTCACCTCCCCCGAAGTTAAACCGCCGGTTCCCGCCGGGTTCAATGCTCACGCCGCGCCTTTAGCTTTCGGCATGACGTGAACGGAGCCTTTCTTCGCCGGGATCTTCAGGTTGTACGCAGTGGGATCGAAGTACGCAGTCAGCGGGAGCGTTGGGTCTTTCCTGAAGATGTCCACGTTGTGAAACTCGTTCCAGGCGTCCATCCCGGCCTGCGTGACCTTGAAGCCATGGCCGGGATAATACGCGATGTACTTGTTGTAGAGCATGGACCGGAAGGGCCGCTGATCGAAGGTCTGGGCCTCATCGAGGCGCATGTACTGACGGCTGGACATCTGCATGAAGTGCTCCAGCATGGCGCGTTTGCGCCAGGAAAACAGGACACTCATGATTGCGCCTTTCCGAATTTCTCCTCGCGCTTCGCGCTGGCGAGGACACTCTTGCTGACATCGGTGTCGATCAGGGATTGCCCGCCGCCACGGATCGTGCCGTCCGGTTCCCGCTTGCCGCACTGCACGACGATGGCGTCACCCGCGTTGATGCCGGTCTTCCTCTTTAGCGCCAGCCTCACGATGTAGAGGATGATGATCCGCTCCAGCGCCTGAAGGCTGCTCATACGATGTTCACCTCCAGCGCGGGCGGCGCGACCGGATCGAATCTCGCGTGAGCATCGACATGCGGATTGAAGTGCTTGCTGACGATCTTGACGCCGTTCTCTGTCGGGTAGATCGCCCCGATCAGGCCGCGCGTCGGATGGTAGATCTCGATGATCAAACCGCGATCCTGATCAGTGGCGTGCATGGTCGGCCAGAGGTGCGTCATGCCGCCGCCGCTTTCTGCGCTCTCGCGGCTTGCACCTTCGCTAGCCATGCGGCGTGGCCGGGATGGTTCTGGTTCGCCGGATGGTTCGGCTGTTTCGGCTTCGCCATCTTCACGGTCGGCTTCTCCGCTTTCCACTCCGCGCGTGTGATGGTCGCCTTGGCCTTCTGATCCTTCTTGCGCTGGCCCTTCAGGAATCGCCGCCGCATCTCTGCCTTCCGTTGTTGCGGCGTGAGCTTCGACCAGTATTTCTGGCTGTTCTGGCCGTTCGCTACGCTTCGTCTGCTTTGCTCTGGCGCGTGCCCGTTCTGCAAGCCCGCCAGCCGCGCCTTGAACGCATCGATCTGCGCCTGCAAGATCTCGACGGCGTGAACCATTCCCGGCAGCATCGCCGCTATGCCCATCTGGGCGTATGTAGCAATATCGTTGTCAGGTTGTCGTCTCTTCAACAGAACCTCCTCGTCGGTCAGGCCCCGTACTTCGCCCATTCCAACATGATCCGCGCACGATTGTATACCGTGGACGTATCGAATGCCACGGCATATGTGACTCGCGTGGTTTCGCTATGACCGTTCGATCACTTGACGCGGCACTTGCACGGCCTCGCGAAGTCGGCCTCATACTCGCGCAAGCCGCCGATGCTGACGGGCCGGGTGACCGACACCCAGCCGCTTCCATTGCAGACCTGGCAGTCCGGATTCCCGGCGATGACCTTTGGCCTCTGCATACCGTTCGCGCGGCGCAACAGTTCGGCGGGAGTCGGACATCGCTCGTCGGTGTCGACCACGTCACTGATCAGACGCATGATGAACTTGCCGTCCGTCTCAGAGATTCGCCGCAGAGCGCGGCGCAATTCCTTCTGGGCTTCCGGAATCATCGGGTATCGCGGAAGCCCGCTCATGCGCTCGATCTGCTGATCGTAGAATTCGTCAGCCAGCAACTTTTTCACGCCATACCTCCGGATCTTGTCCGTACTCGCGGAGCGCATCCCACTGCTCGTTCTCCGCGAGAGTTCGGTAATACCGCTGGTCTGATTCGGCCATCTCCTGGTTGCGCCGCTTCATGTAGCCTTCCCGCTGGATGCCCTTCCGTTGAGGCGCCGGATACTTCCATTCGCCGCTGGCGAACCAACGCCACAACTGGGGGATAAACCTCTCGACAGGCAACATGGCCCAATGCGCTCTCCAGGTCGCGTGGTGACGCCGGATGGTCGCGATGGTCACCTCGAGGTCAGCGGACGCAGCCAGGAGCCGCTGGGCCTCTTCTACGGCCCTCCCAGGATTCCCCGGCTCCGGATGGTTGGGAATCAATTCCTCGACCAGTTCGCGGGCTTCCTGCGGTCGCCTCTGAGGAGCGGCGTGTTCTTCCCCTCCCCTCCCCTCCTCGCACGGCGCCGCCGCCGCCGACCTCTCCTCCGGTTCCACTACAGTACGGAGTTTGGCGTCGGCGTCGGTGTTCTTCTTCTTTTTCTGGTTCTCTAAAAACATCTGGTTCATATAAGGAAGCGGAGCTTCATACGCGGCATTTTTGCCGCTTGGGCACGCGGCATTTTTGCTCCGTGGGGAAGCGGCATTCTTGCGCTCGATGTCGTCGTGAAGGTCGTATCGCCAGCCGTGCAGGCCCCGGTGGCCGGTGACCCAGCCCGCCAGCCGAAGCTCCCGCATCCGGCGCGTGATGGTTGCCTCATCCACTCCCAGCACCTTGGCGAGGGTGCGGCGGCGAGGATTGCACTGGCCGGTGGCCCGGTTCTTGTATGTCTTAAGACATTGGAAGAGACGGTAAGCGCCGTTTGAGACATCCTTCGCGCGAACGTAACTTGCCGGTGACAAAACAAACGGTATGATTCCTGTAGTACTCACAAGTCTTCTCCTCAAAAACCTCGAAAAGCTTTGGCGGGAAGATTTGAAACAGAACGGCGTGCGGCGCGACTCCATCGGAGGGATCGCGCCGTTTGCTTTTAGGGCGCCCGTGGCATCGCGGCCAGGAGTCGCGCCCACTCGACCTTGGCGCTTTCCTGGTGGCCGTCGAGCCACCTGACGAGAGACTCCACGCTATCGACCGTGCAGATCGCGAGTCGGTAGCCCAGGAAGATCTCCCGGTGCTTTGCTGCCTGCTCTATTGAGGCGCCCTCGCCAGGACGCTTCACCTCAAGCAGGAAGCCTGGATAGACGCAGTGGATCGCGCCGTAGTCGGGAGTGCCCTTCTCGACGCCTTTGATCCACCGCTTGCCATCGATGGTCTTGAAGGTCCCGGCGTGCAGCCGCGCAGGCCAGTAGGACCGGAGCCGCAACAGATCGAGGCACGCCTTCTCGATGTCGTTCTCGACCACTTTCACGCGCGGCGGTGTGAGCCGGAAGGTCACTGGAGAACCTCCAGCAACGGGAAGGTCGGCGCGGGCTTCAGGTAGATGGGCTGATACTTCGCGCCGGTCCAGTCCTTCCATGCGATCCGCTTGTCGTAGGCGCCCAGGACCCAGCGTTGGAAGCCGACCAACTCAGCCGTCCGCACGTAGGGCATCGGGTACGGCCTCGCGCCGAACTCGCGCAGGCGCCGCCGCCGGTAGTCGCGGTCCTCGTGCGTCTCACCGGGCCAGTAGCCGATGAGCATGTAGACCAGGAGATGGTTCGGTCGCACGCCATGCCGCGTCAGAGCCTCAAGACCGGCGAACAATCGAGCCTCGTCCTTGCGGTTGTCCCATGCGGTGTACAGGCGCGGGCGGTCGAAGTGCGAGTCGTAGTAGCGGACGGAAGCCGCCGCCGCCGCCGTCTCGTCGTTCAAGAATCGCGCGTTGATTCCCTGCGTGAAGTTGACGCGGAACGTGCCGGCGATGAGTTCATCGATGCGGTCGCGCCATCGCGGCTGGCCGAAGAAGTCGTTGTCGAGGAGCGTGATGTCGCGCGGGTGCGGCTCTCCGCGCCAGATGTCGAAGATCGACCGCTCCTCGCGCACGGCGCCTTCCTTCGACGGCACGACGCAGAACGGACACCGGAGCCGACACCCGCGTTGCGAGAAGCCGATGGAGGGCCGGTAGTCGGGATAGATGGAGTAGTCCTGCTCCCGCGTCGTGATGCCGACTTCCTCCAGCGTGATGTTGGAGGTCCCGGTCCCGCCGATGACCGCGCCGGGATACTCGCGGAGCACCCGGTCTACCGCCGGTCGCGTCTTCTGAAAGATCGCGGACGCATACACGCGATCCCACTCCTGGTCCCACAACTCGCGTTCGCCGCCCCGGCGCAGCACGACCTCGTCGCCGCGATGGTGCGCCGCGATTCGCATCAGTGCCACGTTGGGGAGCTTCCCGTCGAGTTGGAGCAGGAGCACGCGCATCAGAGGCCGTTCCTCTCCTCCGCTGCATCGCGGATCTCGATGCCCTGCCGGTCGCAGAACTGGGCGAGCTCCGCCCACTCCTCGCCGTTGAAGTCGAAGACGCCGACCACATGCCATCGGTCGCCGCGCTTCAGCTTCAGACGGCCATGCACCGACTGGTCCTCGCGGTAGCGGACAACGAATCTGGCCTCGACGCTCATGGGCGTCTCCTGAAGAGCCGGAAGCGCACGAACCGGATGACGGCGACTGAGATGGCCGCGCCGATGAACACCCAGATCGCAACGTCGAGCACGATGGCGATGCTGGCGAGGTCTTCACGCATCACGACGCCTTGCCGATCATCCGCAGGATCTGCGCGATGAGAAGGACGAGATCGAAGTCCACGACCGGGCGAGTGAGTTGTTGTGTCGCGCCGCCCTGCACGTTGATGCCGCTATTGCCCTGCCCCATCTCGACGGAGCCAGCGTTCTCGAATGTGAGGTTGCTGTTGTTCAGTTCCAACGACCACTGGTTGTTGCCGCTGATGGTCATGTTCCTGAACTGGGAGTTGGTCACGTACTGCAAGGCGCCCAGCCGCTTGCAGTTCTCAAACTTGCAGTCGTGGATGTTCAGGTTGGCGTTGCCCTGCCCGCTGACGATGTAGAAGCCCCCGAACGAAGTCCCGTCCGCGCCGCAGTTCTTCGATACGTGGCCTCTGACTTCGATGATTGGATCGACGTTACTGCCCTCGATCATGAATCCGGCATTGCCGGTGTCGGCGGCGAGATTGTTCTCAAACAGAGCGGCGTCGGCAGGGCCTCGCGGAATGAACTTGTAAGCCGACCCATGCTGGCGAACCTCGTAGACTTCGTTGTCGTGAAAGTGAGGCCCGTTGGCTTCGGCAATGATGCCGCTATGGCCCGTCCGCTCGACCCTGTTGTGGTGGATATGCGGCTTGGAGTCGCGGCGCGAATCGCTGACGCCCAGCCAGATGCCCCTGACTTCCGGCCCGGTGTCATGCACATGGCAGTAGCCGATCTCCGTCTCGATGCACTGTTCGCCGTAGATTCCGGCCCACGGCGCCCCGGCGGGATTCTGCGCGACGTTCCACGCCTCGCAGTGCAGCACCCGGCCACGGGTGGACTTGCAGAGGAACACGCCGCCAGCCTGCTTGCCGTTGCAATTGAACTTCAGCGCGTCGAACGACGAGTCGTTGAAGCCCTCCGCGTAGACCATCGCGGCGAACGGGCCGGTGTACGCTCCGTTGCCGATGGCCTTGAAGCCGCCGCCGTTGGTGCTGGTGATCTTGACGTTGGTCTTGCCCATCACCCGCAGGCCCTGCGTATTGATTGCCGCCGTTCCGCGAATGTCGTAGATGGCGTTCGACGGTTGCTGGTTGATCCAGTTCTGGAGCGAAGAGGTGTCGTCGTTCCCGCTGGCTTGATACGTCTTCACCGGACGGTCATCCGGCGGCTGGGGATCGGGAGGATCGGGAGGATCGGGAGGATTCTGGTCGAAGGTGATCTCCACGGTCTTGAGGCATTTCTGGCAGTAGACCCACGGTGGATTGTCCACGACCGGAATGAATGCGTGCGGCGTATTGTCCACCGGGCACTTTTCAGTGATCGATTCCAGCACTGCTTGCGGCATGTACCTTTCCCTCCTCGATGAGTTCTTCGATGGCCTGACGACAATGCGGGCAGACGACGGTCAGCGATTCGAGATGTAGATCGATCCGCCCGCGCCGGTCGTTGACATGCACGTCGCGCCCGCAGAAGGTCTTCTCGACCGTGAACGCCTTGACGTGCCGCACGCCGCTCTGCGCGACAGTGATCAGTTCGCCGTCGCCCGCGACGACCTTGCGGAGAGCTTCGGCCTGGATGCGCCGCACCTCCGCGTCGGACCTCTTGGTCAGGCAGGCCATGCAGGCCAGCAGAGGCTCCGGAATCGGGTGATTGCAGGACCGGCAGACTCTCATTCGATGGGCCTCTCTCCGCTCTCGTAGGCAGAGCGCGACCGATACCATCCGCGATTCGAGGGAGCGTCCGCGTAGTAGGCGCCGCACTGGCAGGACGCCGCGAGTGACATGATGCCGATTGAGACGGAGCGTTCGCAGCACGGACAGACGACGACGACCCAGAAGAGATTGCTCATGGCTCCCTCCAGACCCAGCCCAGGAGCAGCCAATACCAGAACCGGCGCCAGAGGTTCGGCATCGGGCGGGCGCAGTGAACGGTGAGGCACGACGATGCGTGCAGGACGGAGCGCACGGGCGGCTCCGTGATGATCAGCATGTGGAAGTGCTGGTTCATCTCAGCACCCCAAGTCTCCTAGCAAGCACCGTAAAGACTGCCGCTGCCTGGAGAGGTACGACTGCATTTCCGACGCACTGAAGGCGTGGTCGACGCTCGACCAGCCAACGGGCAGTCCCATCAGCCAGTCCTCGAATGACGGACTCAGCCTCTTGCGAAAGATCCGCTTCCGTAATTTGTAGGGCGAGGGCAAGCGTGAGCGTAACCGGCGACAGAGCAGGCGCAAGATCCGGACGCGCCGCGAGAATGGCAGGCCATCGAGGATCGTTGGGACCGGGCGCGAAGAGGGGAAGCTCGTCACCTGATCCGCGATGTAGAGTTGTCTCTGCGGGTGCTCTGCTCGAGGCCCCTGCTCGTGCCAGTCGCGCGTGTTCGGCGTGCGCCAGTGGTGCTCGATGAAGTTGGGCAACTGCTCCCCCTTCAGGTTGTCGTGCCGCTCCAGGCGCGTCCGCGCGTTCGGGTCGCGCGAGTCCCTCGACGCTGGCGTCGGCCACTGCCGGATCGCGTCGACCAAGGTCGTGCCGGAATGCATCACGCCCGTCGTCGTCGTGTGCCGCGCCGTCTCCTCCGCATCGCGCGTGTTCGGCGTCGGCCATAGCTCGACCTGATTCGCGAGGTCCACCGTCCGCTTGACGCCATTCGCATCCATCCCCTTCCGCGCGACCGTCGCCGGATCGAGCTTGTTGCCGCCGCCCATCGTGCGCGGCGTCTGCCACTGCTCCGTCTGCTCCGCGATGGTCACCTGATGGCCCGCGTCCCGCGAGGTCGTCCTGGTCCTCACGCCGCCGGTCTTCGGCACGTCCGGAGTGCGCCACTCCTCCGTCTTCCGCTCCAGGTCCTGGCCGCTCTGGTGGCCGTTCGCCGCCGCGGCGCCCCTCGACCCATGTCCCGTGATCGAGCAGCCGGTGTCGGGAGACGGCCAGGAAGAACGTGCGGAGCCGACCGTGGCTGGCTCCCACGTCGGAAGCGCGTAAACTTCCCCACGCGACATCGAACCCCAGCGCGGCCAGATCCCTGAGAACGGCGCCCATTCCGCCCACAGCGTCATCTGCGGCGTCATCCACGTCGAGCGGTTCGTCAGCAGGGCTATCGGTGTCCCGCAGGATTCCGGAGACGTTCTCTCCGAAGAAGTAGGGCGCTCCGGATTCATCGAGCACGCGGGCGATGTCGGACCAGATCCACCGCTCGTCGTTGACGCCTCGCCTGCGACCGGCGACGGAGTGAGGCTGGCACGGCCAGCCCGCAACGACGCAATCCACGAGGCCACGGAGGGGTCGTCCATCGAATCCCAGGACATCGCGGAAGACCTTCGCCTGCGGGAACGCTCTTCGGAAGCGCCGCGCCGCCTGGGGGTCTTTCTCGACGCCAGCGATGCAGCGATATCGGGGGAATGCGATCTCAACAGCCAAGTCAAGGGAGCCTATCCCCGCGCAGAGCGATAGCCCGTTCATGCACTGCCGCCTTTCCCGGCTTGCTGCCTCTGGTTCGGTTGTCGAAGTTGCGATGGCAAGGAACGCAGAGACGCCGGTAGTCAGAAGGATCGTCGTAACGTCCCGTCTGGTTCGCCCACTCGTATCGCCGCCCCGGATCATCCAGGCTGCATTCCTCGCATCGTTGAGGGGCGCCCCGAAGCGCGTACACGCGAAGGTGGAGGGCTTGATAGTCAGCGGCGCCGCCCTTCCATGAAGGACACCTTGCGCCCCTGCCATCCCGCTTCACTGCTCGTCGTGGCGGGATGCCGTAACGCTTTAGGTCACGCTGAATCTTGTGAAGACTGACAGAGAAGTGATCAGCGATTTCTTGCTGGCTCCGACTTTGCTCGACGTAGAGTTCAACGAGTCGCGCACGGTCGCAGGCCGGGACGCATGTATAGCGATTAGCCATTCAGGCATCCTCCACAGGAGAGTGCCGATTCCGGCGCAGAGGGAGAGGCCATTTACACTTCCCGCATCTGCCCCAAAAAGCACAAAGCCCCCGAAGCCGCGAGGGCGTCGGGGGCCAGTGTCTCAAGGAGACTGAGGCGCGGTGTCACGCGATGCGCCTCTTGATTTCAAAAGGGATAGCAGTTAAACAAGTGTGAGGGGCGTGAACACCCCCCTCACAGTTGTTTGAGGTATGCCGGGAACCCGCGCCGGGTTCCGGCAGGGGCATCGGAATCGCCCCGGTAATCGTCACTTCGCCGTCCGCGTACACTGCCTTAAAATCCTGAATGCTCTCCAGAATACTCCTGCGGTGCTCGAATTTGACAGGCTTGTTTTTGGGGTCCGCGATGCGGCGCAGGGCGGCTTCGGCCTGACGCTCTGACGGGATGGACACAACCTTGCCCGCTTCCTTGAGGTCGGCCTGAACCTCGCGCAGACGCTTCTGTTTCGCAAGGATGTCAGCCGTCGCCTTGACCGGGTCACCGGCGCCCTCGCTGATCATGTGCTGCAAACCGCCGATGGACGCCTGAAGGTTCTGCGCTTCCTTCTCCAGCCGCTTGGTGACGCCCGTGTTCACCTCCCGCGCCTTGTAGAAAGCCGTCGCGGATTCGATGAACGTCGCCGGAACGGTGATCGTCTCCCAGACGGCGTCGAACGCGACCGGCTCGATCAGGTGAACGCCGACACGACGTAGCCTGCAAGGCCCGGTGTGTGTCCGCGAGTCCTCGTAGTGCTTGCAGCCATAGACCGGATAACGTGCGCCGCGAGAGCCAGCCGTGCCGTTGGAGCACATGCGGTGACCGGCCTTGTCGAACAGAAAGTGCGAGAGCAGATACTTCCGCTTCGGCGGGCGCCCGTTGGTCCGCTCCGGAGCGTTCTGGTTGACGCGCTGCACCTCCAGCCAGAACTCCTTCTCGATGATGGCGCCGCACGGGATGATGCGACCGATGCGCTGGTGCTCTCCGCAGTACGTCGAGTTGACGAGCATCTGGCGGATGACGCGAGGCACCCACAGTCCCGGCGGAACCCAGACGGCCTTGCCCGTCTCCGGATCTTTCTTTCCCCAGTAGCCGTTCGACAGAATGCCCTTCGCGTTGAGCGCGTGCGTGATCTTGGCGATTGTCCAGCCGGTGCGGCGCCAGCCGTAGACCATCTCGACCACGTTCCGCTTGCTGATCCCCTCGACGTTGGTCATCGCCGGATCGATCACCAGCTTCCGGCCATCCGGCGTCTGGATGTTCAGCATCCCGTAGCACGCCATGCCGTGATCGAGCATCCCGGCGTCGAGGTTGAGCAGCCGCTGATCCATCGAGCGGCCCAGGATCTCGTGCCACTCCGCGCTGGCCTGCCCCATCGCTTGCCAGCACTTGCTCTTGCCTTCCCGCGTGCTGGTGTCGACCACGCCTTCGCGCACCGACCAGATGAGCTTGCCCGCGTGAGTGAAGCGGTCCAGCATCGCGGTCTGTCCGAACTCCAACGCGGGACGGAGCAGACGGTCCAGAGCGGAGAGGCCGATGCCGTCGATATCCGGCGAGGCGAGTTCGTCCAGAACTCGCTGCATCTGCTCGTTGGTCAGGGTGTCGGTTCCGCTGACGCCCTGAAGCTCCAGCGTGCGGACGATGATCGCGCCAAACTTCGCTTCCAGCTTCTTCTGGTCGGCGCGTTGGCGGGCCACGTCCTGGCGATTGCCAGAGACGCGGATGACCATGATGATCCGCGGCGTCGTCGGGACGACCTTGGCGGCGAAGTTGAATCCCTTAGCGGTCGTTCTTTTCATTGGCGCCGTCATCAACGTCGACCTCTCGTGCGGCTTCGATCTCGTCCACGATCCGCACTAGATTCTCCATGAAGGCGTCTGCGGCCTGCGGATTGACCACGGTCTTGAGCCGGTTCGTCGCCTTGACCGGCGGCTCGTCGGGGGGTTCCGGCCTGCGGCGCGTCATTGCAGAACCTCGCGAGGAGATCGATCTGCGCCTGGAACCTCTCCATAGCCTTCCTCGCCAGCAGACAACGCGCCGTCGCGACATCCTCGACGCCGCTCGATTCCTGGCGCAGGACGTACTTGGAGTCGCGGTAGATGAGCCAGAGCATCTTGCCGCGACGTTGAAGGGAACCGGCCCCTCTGGGCCATCCCTTCGGGTTTTGAGTTTCGGTCATGCGTATAGCTTAACATGATTTCTCTACATTGTGAGGGGGCCTTGCCGTGGAGGTCCATTCCGCCCGCCGCCGCTCTGCGAATGCGTCGAACGTGTTCCGCTTCGGCTTTGCCTGCGCTTCCGCAGATCTCAACTCCAAGTCGAGTGTGCTCTGCGCGTAGTCGGCCATGCCCTTGCCAGAGCCAGCCCGTCGCGCCTGACCCAGTGTGCCCCGCGTCATCGCCGCACCGCCGCGCTCTTCGCCATCACCGCCGTCACGATCTTGTCCTCCAGGCCCGCGTCGAGCTTGTCCGCGTGAAGGTCCCAGCCCGCCACCGGCCCGACCACTTCCTGAACGATCACCGACCGCAGGGTCGCCCGCTCGTCCTCGTTGAACTGATCGCGGATCGCCTGCCACGTTCGCTTGCTGATGAAGAGCATCACGCCCCCTGCCGCCGCTGGACTTCCCGCGCCATCGCTTCCTGGTAGTCGTTGATCACGTCGAAAACCTTCATCGCGATTTCCGGCGGCATGAACATCTTGAGCGTCACCTCTGAGGGCACGCGCGGGTACGTCTCCAGGCCGACCTGGAGAACCTGGAGGACGCCTTCGATGGCGTCATCGAATCCCTTCTGCCACTGCGTCAGCCGTTCCTTCTTGAGTTCGTTTTCCATTACCCCTCCCTGACCATCTTCATGGCGAGCTGCGTTCTGCTATGCACGCCCGTCTTTTGAAAGATCCGGTTCATGTAGACCTTGATCGAGCCTTCCGTCAGGGCCAACGCGCCCGCGATCTGCTTGTTCAGCATCCCCTCCATCACGCATCCGACGACCTGACGCTCCCGTGGCGAGAGCGGCCCCTCGACTCGTCGCGGCGCATAGTCGCGCGGCGGCTTCCGGCAGTTCACGCACAACCTCGCCGGAAACCAGCAAGGCCCGCCGCACCGATAGCACGTCCGATCCGGCGGCGTGTGCTGGGCGAGGATCAATGGGCCTTCTCCTCGCGCATGACGTGAGCCTTCACGATCTCGTCTTCGGTTTGCATCATAAAGCTCACGCCGCCGGAAGCCACGGCTCGACGGCCAGCCGCTTCCGCGCCAGATCCTCCATCGCTATCGCGCCTTCCTTCCGCGCCAGATCCTCGAGGATCGGCATCCCGCTGACAATGGACGCCAGCACCTCCTCGCGAGTCGCCACGCGCCCCTCCGCGTACCACTCGACCGTGACCGGCGGGCCGACCTCGATTAGCGGCTTGCCGTCAGAGTCGCGCCAGACGCGATAGCTATGCGTGATCCAGACCGCGATGCATCCTGGGTTGCGGAGGATCGGGCATCCCGCGACGTTCTCCTGGGTCTGCCGCGTTAGATCGTCCTCGCGCCGCACCATGTGAGGCCGCGAGAGGAACGGGCAGAACTGCGCCGACCAGCGGGCGCACTCCGCGTGACAGGGCGGCTCCGACGTGGTCAGGTTGATGCAGCACATGGGGCCGATGCAGAACGCGAGGTAGCTCCCGACCCTGTCGCCGCAGACCCAGCACCGCTTCTGCTGCACGCACCGCGCCCAGTGCGCCTGCGACATGAAGCGGAAGTCGCGGACGCCTTTGATGGTGTCGACAAACGCCGGGATCGGATAGCCTCGCTCATCGATGGGCAGATCCTGCATCCGGATCGGCAGGGCGCCCAGTTCAGGCCGCAGTGGATGCTGCATGGTTCACCTCCCGCGCCACCCAGACGGACGCTTTTCTCCCGCTCCTGGTAGGGCGCTTCGCGCTGGCGCGCTCGATCAGTTCTGCCTTCCATAGCTCGACGCGCCGGGGCCTCTGCGTCGATGGATTCATGCTCAACGCGACCTGGACCTCGTCGTCGGTCGCGCCGGTCGCGCCGCATCGCCGGATGTAAGCCAGCACCTCGCCGCGCAACGACTCCGCATCCGGCTCGATCAGTTCGGCGGCTTCGCGGCTGGTGTCGGAGTGCTCCTGGTAGGGCGCTTCCGGCCCGCCATCGAAGTCGGGGCCGTCGTAGAAGTTGAAGTCTTCCTGGTAGCTCATTCGACTGTCACTCGTCAAATAAACGGTCCTGGCCTTCGCAGGGCCAGATCCGCCGCCGCCGATGCGGCTTGTATTGAGGCTTCGGCGGGCGCTTTGCGCGTTTGCTCCACCCGTTTACGATTGCCTCTGATCTCCAAGGGAGCACCGGCTGCTCCGGTGTCCCAGGCCCTCGCTCCCAAAAACCTCGTCCGGAGATCGAGGCTTGAAACATGCCTTCCCCGGTGACGGCATAGGCGCCGTGCTTCTCCAGTTCCGGATCTGAGCGGCCATCATGATGAGTCGCCCATGTGCAGCCGCATTCGCCCATGACGAAGCCGTGAAAGACGCGCGGCAATGCCCAGTCGAGGTTCACGCGGAAAAAGTCGTTCGAGATGTAGTCCGACTGATGACGCTGCATCAGCATCGCCTCGACTGTCCGCGCCGTGACATTGTCCGGAAACCGAAAGAGCGCGATGACATAGCAGGGGGCCGAACACCCATACGCCAGTTGCTCGAAACGCTTGGAGCCGTCGCGCATCAGCCCGATCTTGAGCGCGTTCCGATCAGGAAAGCCGACGACGTAAACATACGTGTCTGCCTGCCAAAGCTCGTCCTTCAACGCTCCTCCATCGCGCCGCAGGCGCGGCATCGAGTGACGACGGCCCGCCGGTATTCCTTGCCGCCGTCAGGGCTGGTCACGCCCGTCTCGCACACGGCCTCCACGTCGTAGAGGTCGTCGGAGCCGCACACGTAACAGCCGTCACTGGTTTGGCTCTGGCCGGTCATCGGGCCGATCCTCGAATAGCCGCTCCTGCTTCTCCTGCCACGTCAGCGGCTCGTACCGCAGGGTCTTGTTGGTGTCGAGGCGCAGGATCTTCGCCTGATCGGCGCCCTTCTCCACGACTCGCATCACCTCGACCTCGATGGACCTTGAGCCGGTGATGATCATCTCCGCGAGTTCGGTGATGCGCTTCTCGCAGGCCCTCGTCCGGTGCGAGATCTCCGCGATGGTCGTCTGCCGCTCGACGCGGATGCCTGCCAGTTCCTTCTCGACCAACGCGAGTTCATCGCCGCACTTCAGGATTTCTACCGTCGTCAGCGGCTCCTGCACCATCTCGAATTGACTGGGCATCTACTCTCCCTCTCCCGGCTCTCGCGCCGGTTCATCGAGGAACGAATCCTGCTTCAGCACGTCGCGCAGAGAGGGTCGCGCGGGCCGCTCTGCCTGCGGATCGGACACGTACTTCGCTTCGGCATCGACCGCCAGGTCTGGCGATTGCAAGTCGGCGGGCAACTCTTCCGGCGCGGCGTCTTCGACCGGCACAACGTCGAGAGCTTCCTCCTGAACCACGCCGCCGCGCAGGACGTGCGGCGCGTAATACTTCTTTACCCGCGCGATACACCGCCAGTAGTACATGTCCTGCGGCCACTGCTTGTACATCGCCTTTTCGGAGAGCTTGATGGTGCGGCCCTCCTCGCGCGTGTCGATGGTAGAAGCGTCCATCTCCGTGAACGACACCGACGCCTGCTCTCCCGTGCCGGGTTCCCTGATCGGCTCGTAGGATTGCGTGGAGCGGTTCCAGCGCGAGAGCCAGAGCGTGCAGCCGATGCACTTCTTCAGGGCCATGCCCTTGTAGGTCACGTCCTCGTGATAGAACTGCGGCTCCCACATGATGCCTGCGGCGCGGAGCTTCCCGGCGACGATACTGTTCTCGACGGCGGGCTTGCCGTTCACGATGTAGATCGAACTGATCGCGTCTGCGTCGGTCATCCCCCAGTTCTTCCCGAACATCAGCTTCAGCGTGAGCAGGGCCAGCAGTTGCTGGGGATTCTGCCTCTGCGTCTGGTTCTGGCTGAACGAACCGGAGGTCATCAGGTCCATTGCCATCGCGCGGTACTGCGCGTAGGTCTGCCGCGCGACCTCGACTTCCGCGAGTTGCGCGATCAGGTTGTCGCGCCTCTCTCCCGGCCCCATCAGGATCAGTTGGTCGGCGGTGATGCGCGGCGGCTTGTCGAGCGCACGCTGCATGGGCGACACGGTCGCAGGCGCCGTGTCGGGCGCGTCAGTGGTTGGAGGTTGCGGTTGCACGTTTCCCCTTTCTGAATCGGTCCCTGTCGGGACAGTCGATGAAGTGGTTCTGGCCCTCTGCGGTATAGGGCACGCTCTTGTTGGTGCGCGGATGGTGGACGAACCGGATCGCCGCGCCGCAAGCCTTGCAGGAAGCCCAAGGCCCGCCGATCTGATCGAGCAGATGCGTCATGCGCTCCCGCGCGTCGGCCAGCTTCTGCTCCACGTCGCAGTAGTCGTTGTTCGCGGGATCGCCGTTCACGCCGCCGCTCCTTCCTCGCCTTCGACCTCGAGGTGGCCCTGCTTGGAAGCCTTGTAGGCCGCAGAGTTGAAATAGATCCGGCGCGCGCCGGGTTTGGTGCGGGTGTAGAACTCCTCCAGCCGCTGGCGCTCTGCCGGATCTTCGATGAACTTCTGGCGCAGGGCAATCGCCATCGACTGCCAGTCGGTGACCGCACTGTCCTTGGTCTTCTTCCAGGTGAACTTGCCGCCGCCCGCCGACCAGCGCAAGCCCTCGTTGTCACCGATGGCTTCCTTCAGCCGGTTCTCCAGTAGCCGCCGATGCTCGATGAACTCGTCCTGGCAGATGCGGAGCGTCTCGTAGTCTTGCAGGACCAGGATCTCCGCGTCGGTCGCCTCGCGCAGGGGCTGGCGCTCTCGCGGGTGCCTCTGTTGCAGCCACTGCGTAGCCACCATCGAGCCGTCGATGGGCACTTCCTCCTCGCCCACGACGTAGCGGTTCCAGGCGTTGGTCAGGCGCCGGATGACCTTCTGCTCGATCTCCGCATCGCGGTAGACGGTGAAGGTCGTCGGCGCGGCGCCGCGAAGCGAGACGGCGAAGTCCCAGCAGTCGTATTCGGAGACGGCCATGTAGACGACGGCCTGAAGCTGGTAGTAGAGCGGCGGGCCGTCCTCCCACTCGTCGCCAAACCCGGCGGCATACTTGGCGTCGACGCCGCGCCGTTCGGTCGCCACGGTGGCGTCGTAGGTCGCGACCAGCGGGTGCTCCGGATGCTTGATGGTCTGGTGCTCCAGAATCAGTTCGCACCCGTGCTGCTCCGCGTAGCTCTGGAGGATCGGCCCTTCCAGCAACTGGCCCCAGCGCATGACCGGCGTCGGCTCCGCTGGCGGGAGCAGGCCCTTCTTCTCCGCGACGACCGCCCACAACGAGCGATAGGGACTGAGGCCCATGACCGGCGCCGCGTCACTGCCGCCGAAGCCTTGCTTGCGAATCTCCGGATCGATCATCGAATCCTCTCCAGTTGCAGCCGCGCGTAGTACAGGTAGGCGCACCGCAGGCAGGACCAGAAGCCGTCGCAGAATCGCGTGCCCAGCCGCCGATGGCAGAGATCGCAGACGTAGCGGTCTGGAACGGAGACACACGTCTCCTGTTCGGCTTGCATCGCTGGGTTCCTTTTCTGCGGAAGAATTAGGCCGACACGGGCATCGGCACGGTCTGCGCCTTCTCTGCCTTGCGCTTGACCGGCTTGGGTTCCTGTTCCTGGTCACGCTTCGCCGCGATCAGTTCGTTGATCAGCCGCGCGGGCGGCACGTAGACGCCCTCGACCGACCGCCGCTTGGCGCATTCGCCCCGAAGCCATTTAAGATTGGGCTTCGTTAAAAGCACCGTGATCCTGGGCGGCACATTTTGTCTGGTATTGGACATTGATTCCTCACAAAAACGAACGCGCGAACACACGACTACTGCACAATTGTTCGCTGTTAATTAACTTGTTCCCGCGCGACAAGTGCTGGAGGTAGGAAGGTTCTGACTTCGCTTGAATTTCGCGGCTGACTGAGATCCTAATCCCGACCGGCGAATCTGTCAAGCCCCTTTTTTTAATCAATGGGTTAGCGTGATTTTCATGAGACATTCATGCGACTTTTTCTCACATGAAAGTCGCACGAAAGTCACACTACATCTGAGCGTGGATCTGTTTTTTTAACACGCCTACGTAGGTGTAACGACTGATCGCTTCAGGGGTAGAGGGCGTGCGCGTATCCACCGTGGCAACATCCACCGTGGCTACACGCCACGTAGGTGATGTAGCCTTTTTAGCAGAGATGAAAGAGCCGTCTGAGGCGGCGCTCCGGGTGGCGTTTGGGAAGGCCATCCGACAACTGAGGCATGACCGCAAATTGGCGCAGGAGAACTTGGCCGCATTGGCCCAACTGGATCGGGCATACATGGGAGGGCTGGAACGCGGGAAGCACGCTCCGACGATTATCACGGTTCGCAAGATCGCACATGGCCTGCGAATCACCCCAGCCCATATCATGCGTGAGTGGGAGCGGCATGTGAAGTATCCGCCGAACAACAACGCGAACACGTAGCGTTCGTCCCTCCCCCCCCCATCGACCGGGGCCTTGCGGCCCCGGCGCTATTGGTGTCCTTCAGAAGAGCTTGTTGACGATGCTCTCGACGGCAGTCTGCAAGCCAGCATCGCTGACGCCGGTCCCGTCGATCTGCACGGCAGGCGTCATCACCACGGCTGGCTGAAGCTCCGTGGCTTCCATGTCTGGCTGCTTCATGGTCGCATAGGCCCATGTCGTGCGCGTCTTGTGCGCGGCGGTCGTGATCGGCTCGTTGAGGATGTAGTCGGCATATTTCAGGCAGGCCACCTTGATCCGGCCCCGGAAGATCGAGTCCGTCATGAGCATGGCGCTCTGCTCATACGTCAGAACGTCCTGCGGCGTCGGCGTCGGCGGCGTCGTTGTCGGCGTGGTCGGCGGCGTGGTTGGCGGCGTTGTCGGTGTCATCGGTTTCTCTCCTTTGAAAAGTCTCAGTATCGCGATCACAAAACTCTTGAGGACCATTCCTCCTCCTCAGTAGCGCGGCCTTCGCACGCGCTCCCACAGATGCTCTGGCGGCGTCCCGACGCCGCGACTCGCGACCCTCACCTTGGAAGATCCGGAGCCGACGAAGCGCAACGACGCCGATCCCGAGGAGGCCACCATCACATGACTGCGGCCCTCGTCCCAGATGAAGATCAACTCCGCGAGGCCGGTGGACGCCACCCGCACTTTGCTCTCGCCCAGAGCGAGGATCGCCTGCGGCGTGTACGTGCCTGCGCCGCCGGATGCGATGCGGACGGCTGACGCGCCGGTCCCGATGAAGGCCATCGCGCCCGCGCCGCCGGATGCGACCAGGACGGTCGATGCGCCGGTCCCGCTGAAGACCAGGAAGCCCGCGCCGACCGACGCAGTGCCAATCGAGCTTGCGCCGTCGCCCGTGCGCGGGAGCGGAGTGTACTCGCCTGCGCCACCGGAGCCGACAGAGATCATACTGTCGCCCCAGCCGAAGCGTGGAGCGTAGTTGATCCCCTCGCCGGTCGATCCGACGAAGACGGTGGAGAGGCCCGCCCCACTGCCAAGGTCCATCTCCCCGGCGCCGGATGAGCCGACGAGAACGGTAGCGGTCCCGATTCCGATCAGGCCAATGTCAGGACCGAAGCCGCCCTCTCCGAAGCCGCCCTCTCCGTATACGGCTTCCATGAAGATGATCGTGAGCAGATCTTCCTGGCTGAGAAATTGGCCGACGCCGCTCTCCGCGACCAGGACACCGGACGATCCTGCTCCAACGACATCCGCCATCGTGATCCTCTATTTGCCTGTCACTACTGCGTCCTTGGCTTTTTGCAGAGCCGCTTCCGCCGCCGCGAGATTCGCCCGCGCCTTCTGCACGTCTGGCGTGGGGTAAGCGTCGAGAACCGGCGCCAGCGTCCGCTGAATGTTCGCGGCGAAGTAGCTCCACCAGTCGGGATACTTGTAGAGCGGCTTCCCGGTGGCGTCGAGGCCCGCCCGCTCGTACTCCACCATGAATTTCTGGATCGACGCGATCACCTCTGCCGGGACCGTGAAGCACCGTTGCGTCTTGTTGATCTCCGCGCAGACCTTTGTCGGCGTCGGCGGCGGGTACGGCCCCTGCTCCGACTGGATGGTGATATTGATGATCGCCTGCGCCTTCTGCCCGCCGCTATCGCCCACCACTACCGATACCGGCGCGTTGGTGACCGGCGCAGTGGGAGTCCCGCTGATCACTTCGCCGTTGAGCGCCAGTCCTGGGGGCATGACTTGATTGGCGACTAGCGCCCACGTATACGGCTCCGCGCCGCCCGCTGCGGTGAGCGTCAGCATGAACGCTTTCCCGACCATCCCCGGCATCGGATTGCGTGGCGCGGTGACCGTGAGGACTTCCTGTATCCGCAACGAGACGCGGATCTGCCCGGTGCGCTGCGGATTGCTGGAGTCGGTGACCATCGGAAAGACATCCATCATGAAGCTCTGAGTCGGCGTGCCGGATATTGTCGCCACGCCGTTCACCGTGTTCCCCAGCGCGAGGCCGGAAGGCAATCCCGATACGGTCCACTTGTGAGGCGCAGTGCCGTCTTTCACCCACAACTCGATCTTCATGGGCATCCCGACGACGCCGATTGGATTGCCCGTGAACCCGGCATTGTTCAGCGGTGTCTGCGCGTAAGCGGCGACTGCCGCAAAGACGAGCCATAGTTTCATAGAGCCTCTCAGTAATTCGTTACTTGGGGCCGACTGCGGAGGTAGCCGGTCTGGTAGTATGTCCAACCGGCTGCAAGCCCTCCGTTATCGACCACGTACACGTAGCCGTGCAATGGCGGTCTGCTCAGTTGGAACGGCTTGAACATGATCCGCACCACAGCGGTCACGTCGGTGCCCGACTTGGAGAAGTAGCTGCTTGGCGTGTCCACCTGACAGGTGATGTTCTGCGGGTAATTGCCCGTTCCCATCGTGATCGCTCCCTGCCAGCCGCCGCCGTCGCCCGACAGGTGGAAGTAGTTGCCGTTGGGGTACATCAGGAAGTAGCAGGCTTGGTTGGCGTCGACGCCGTTGTTGATCAGGATGTGCATGTAGTTGATGTTTCCGTAGCCGTCCGCGTCCCTGACCGTGGCGCTGACGTAGAACCAAGTGTTATAGGCGACGTTGGCCGGGATGCCGCTCAGACCGATGGTCTGCGGCGTATTGTTCACGGTGTAGGTGATCTCGACCCTGCCAGCAATCCCGGCATTTCCTCCGCTCTCGCCGTTTCCACCCTGACATCCGCCGCCTGGAGCAGCACATGCAGGGTTAAACCCGCTACCCTGGTTGTTCGAGCCGCCGCCGCTGCCGCCCCAGCCGCCGCAACCATCGCCCCAGTCGCATGTTTCTCCCTGGTTGCCTTGCTGGCCGCTTTGCCTGAAGTCGCCGGTGCTGGTGTTATACGAGCCGCCGCCGCCGCCGCCGCCCGAACCCCAGCCGCCCTCGTTCTGATGGTTGAACCACCCGCCGCCGCCGCCGTACCCACCGTCCGCTACGCAGTGCGATCCAAAAGAAGAGTCGCCGGAGTCACCGCCGTTTGATCTTGGAGATCCTGCGCCGCCGCCGCCGCCGACCGTGACTGTGATTTGCTGGCCCGCCGATACTGCGATGCTGTTCCTGACAGCGTATGCGCCGCCGCCTCCCCCTCCTCCGCCGCCGCACCGCTGGCTCTCGCAGAACCCGCCGCCGCCGCCGCCGCCCGCGCCCCAGCATTTCGCCTGGATGGCCGTCACGCCGGAAGGCACGGTGAAGGTCGTTGAACCCGGTGTATTCCACGTCTGCGTCACGCCGAAGGCCGACGCCGCGAATAGAAGAAGCGTTGTCAGTAGTCTCATGCTGGTCACCAGTTTGTGTAGTAGCGGTAGCCGATCCGGATGGACTTGGCAGAGCCGCTGATCACGTAGGCTCCGACGAACATCCCGACCGGGATGACGTGGTAGCCGTTGTTGATGTTTGTGGACTGCGACCCATTGCACGCGAGGTTGCCGTTGATGAAGTCGCCGCCGTCGTTGCGCCGCAGATTGATCGTGGCGTCGTTGGTGTCCGACCAGCACTGCACCTGATCGATGACGCTCTGCACGTTCTGCGGCTGGAAGACGCCCCAGACGACCACGCCGGTCTGGAGCGCGAGGTACGGATCGTTGAGAGCGAACGAGCCGGTCCAGCGGCGCACGTTCACGACCTGTCGGGCCGCGTTGTCGAGACTGCCGTAGCGATAGAATCCATCGCCACTGTTCACAACAAAGCTGGAGATAGCCGGGTTCTCGATACCGTTGCTGGAGTTGAAGTAGCCACCCATGATGTAGCCGTTGCCCTGCGTGCGGACAACCTTGTTGGCTTCATTGTTGGTGCCACCGTGAACGACCAGCCCACCCACGGCATTCGCGTTGTCGGCGGTATCCACCAGCCCGTTCTGGCCCGCATCGCAGGACGTTGCCCAGGAACCGGAGCAGCCGACCTCGAACATGCGGACACCCGCTCCCGTCGCGTTGTTGAGAAACGCAGGCTTCCCGGTCACGCCGGTATACGGCACGCTTCCCGCGCTCCCCGCGCTCCCTGATGCGTTGCCGGTGATGTGAATGGTATAGGTCCCGGTGAGAGCATCAGCGGCGCCCTGAACGTGTGAACTGGCGTGCGCGGACGGAGCGAACGTCGCGGGCTTGCCGCTGACGCCGGTCCACGGCACTGCGGTCGCGTTGGTGGCATTGGTCGCGTTGGTGGCGGTCGTGGCCGTCGCCGCGTTGCCGCTGATCCCGATGCTGTACGTGCCGCTGGTGATCTTGCTGGAGTAGTCGCCCACCGTCGAGAGGTCCGCGACCGGGTGTGTGTGCGCGGATGGCGTGAAGGTCGATGGGACGCCGCTCAGTTTTCCCCACGCGAGGCCGGTGATCCATGCGGGATTGTTGTAGCTTCCCGTCGTGTAGACGCCGTTGGTGACGGTGTCCGCGTTGCCAGCGAGAGGCCCGCTGAATCCCGTAGCCGTGATGGTCCCGGCGAACACGTTGCTCCGCGTCAGGAGCGCCGTGTTCAGAAAGCCCGCGCCCAGCCCGTTCTGGATCGCCTTCACTTCAGCGGCTAGCTGGTTGTGATAGTTCTCGTCGTTGAGGATCTGGACCGGCGTCCCGTTGGCGTGCGCCCGCGCCGGTCCATGTATGCCGCGCCCGCCCGCGCAGACGGTGACCGTAGCCCCCGACGCAGAGCAGATCTTGATCACCTCTGCGGTCGTGCCGCTCCCCAGCGTGTAGTACGCGGGAGCGCAGAACGTGACGCCGCTGGCGACGGAGAACGACAGGACCGAATCGTTGATCCCTCCGTCCAGCGTCGAGCGGGCGCTATTGCACGCCACGCCCAGCGTGGTGTCGGTGGCGACGGACGCAGGGAACGCCGCCGGTCGCGGGTTCCCGTTCTGTTGCGCGAGGACGATGCACGCGCAGAGAAACACGGAGAGGAGTTGTCGCATTACTGGCCTGCTTTCAGAACCGTGAACGAATAGCTGTTGATGGACACCTTCGCATTGACCTGGATGTCGATGCTATTCAGATTGAGGTTGAAGCCCGCGCCGACGCCGACCGTTCCATCGAAGACCGGGGCGCCGCCCGACGTGAAGAACCGACACCAGGATGCCTGCCCGGTCGCCACCGCAGTGCCGTCCGCGATTGGGTTGGCGGCGGCTACACCTCCAGCGGCGCCGCCGAATGCGGGATTCCCAAGAGCGTGGCTGGAGAGCAGGACCTGGCCGGTGATTGCAGTGTCGCCGTTCGCCGGTTTCGCGCCGTCGTAGATCTTGAGCGTGCCGCCGTTGCATTGCGTCAGACCGGCGTTCGCCATCGCGTTCGCCATCGCATCGGTGATTTGAGTGTCGAGTGCCATGTTGGTTCTCCTGTTTGATTAGCCCTGCGGTGTCACCGGCAATTGCGGTGGCGGCGTCGGAGCCGGTGGCGTCGGAGCCGGTGGCGTCGGAGCCGGTGGCGTCTGGGCTGGCGGCGCCGGGGCCGGTGGAGTTCCGCCGACGCGCTTTGGCCGCGCCATGTCTTTAATCTCTTTCTCGATCTTCTGCGCCGCTTCCAACTGTGCGCGGAGTGATGGCGGCGGGTACTGCTTTACGACTTGGTGAATGGTTTGGTGAACGGCGTCTTCGATAAAGGCGTCTGGTGTCGGATAGAGCTTGGTCATGACTTGAGCGCCGGTAACCGGATCGTTGGTGACGCGGATCTGCGTGGCGATGTACTGCTCGATGCTCCAGACCACGTCCTGCGGAATGTCTAGGACGATCTGCATTGGGTGTCTCCTCTCCTTCTCGCTCTCGTAGCGGGATCTCTCCGATATAGGTCACGATGCCGTTGGTGAATGTGACTGACCGGCCATCCCTGTCGATAATCGTGCCGCTCTTGCCGTCCGCTACCTGGAAGATGCCGAACGATTGCGCTCGACACATGGCAGTCGAGGTCGTTTGAACGAACTGAACGCTGGTGTACTCCTGCGCGTAGCTTCCCGCTGGCTGGTAGTTGCCCTTCGGCTGGTAGAGACTGTCCAGTTCCGTGCCGTTGCGGTAGATGTAGCGGAAGTAGCCGTCGCGGCTGCTATTGATGGTTTCGGTGTTCTGAATTTTGACCGACAGAAAGTTGGCATTCAAGCTGGAATCGACCATCGTGTACGCGCCCAGCTTGTAGGTGGCAAAAGGACCGCTACCGTATCCGCTATTGGAGGTGACCCAGCCAGCCAAGGTTTCAAAGTTCCCGCCGCCCGTCAACTGGACGCCCCCGGTGCCGGTGAACTTCACCGGGGTCGCGCCGGTCACGGTCATTTCTCCCACGGTCAGCTTGCTGAAGTTGAGCGATTTGATTTGCGTGTCGGTGAGACTGTCGCCTTTCACCTTCACGGTTGGTCCGCGCTCCAGTGTAGTTTCGTCGGAAGAGAAGATGATTTGGTTGCCGCTGGTAGTCAACCCTGCGCCCTGATCGACGCGGATGCTGGTCGTTCCGGTGATCCCGATGCCGATTGTGATGGTGGCTCCATTGGCTCCGACAGTCAGCGGCCCGCCCGTGTCTGGCTTAAAGCGGATGGCGCCGGTGTCCACGGCAATGCCGTTGCCACTTCCAACGACGATGCCGTTGGAGTCGAGTCCCATACCGGAGACGCCGCCCAGCCTAATCTTGATCCTGGTGGAATCGCCTGACGGATACATGATCCCGTCACTGAGGCCGACCGCCACGCCGCTGGCGTCCACGCCCAGCCCGCCGTTGACCTTGACATCGATGTCACCGTTGTAGAGTACAGTGCCTCTGGCGACACGCACGGCAATGCCGTCCGATTGAACCTTTGTCCCGGCGTTCGCCCCGATCTTGACCTGGATACCCTCAGTTGCGCCACGCTTGATGCCAGCCGCGCCATCCACCTTGACCTGGATGGCTCCGTCCGCGCCGAACTCCGTGCCGCTGGCTACTCCGGTGAGAGGCTCCAGCGCGTCGGTGCCGCTGACGAACACTTGCCCGCGCCCGATCTTGATCGCGCCTTTCTTGTTGACATCGATCTCCATGCCGGGACCGGGCAAAAACTTGAGCGGCCCGCCGGTCTTGATGAGTCCATCGGAAGCGTTGACCTCGAGCAGTGGCCCCTTGAACGTCTGCCCCTCGCCAAGGTTGAGAGTTAGATCGCGCCCAGCGGCGGCTTGTCCTGCGCCGCGCCGCACGCGCAGATGGCCGCGCATCAGTCCGGACGCGCCACCGTCCGTATGGACATCGACACCCTCGCCCTCGTCGGTCTTGAGATCCAGGTTGCCGTTGGTGATCCGGTGCGGGCGATTGGGATCGAGCGGGATCGTGACGCCGGGAATCCTGGTGGACGGATTGAGGATCGGACCCTTGAGCAAGCTGTGATCGAGATCGAGCACCACGTCGAAGTACGGACGCTGGGCTGGCGTCGTCTGTCCGACTCCTGCGCTCCAGACGTTCTGCTGCGTCAGCGTGCCGCCGAATCCGTAGGGGTCGTAGCGCGAACCGATGTACTGCTTGAAGCGCACGATATTGTCGGGATTGAGCGTCGTGCCCAGAGGGTCCTGCGGCGTCGGCGCGAGATATTTATCCGGCACGTCCCACAGAAGGTCGTTCTCGATGTACACCCGGTTGGAGCGCGGGATGCGGTGGACGCTACTGTCGTCGTCATCCGTGAACGCCATCTCTTCGGGATGCTGCCCGCCGCCGACGAACGTCGCCGGATTCCCCGGCGTCTGGTAGTGGCCGGTCTGGATCGTCCACCGCGCGAAGAAGAACTCGTCCTCATGCGTGAAGGGCAGGACGGAGTACAGGTGACCCCAGCCGTACTTCCCGGCCTTCGGCCCGTCGCCGTAGATGATCCAGTCGATGTAGGAGACGGCCACGCCCGCGCCCACGCTCCCGACCACGTCGTTGGTCGGTTCGGGCGGCGGATTGACGGTGAACCGGCTCGTCCGGATCGCGCCGGATCGGCTGGTGTCTTCGCCGTCGAGGAGGTTGCCGGGGGCCACCAGGACGGACCACTCCTGCGGGAAGTCGGTCGGCGGATAGACCGCCGTGTTCCAGTCGCCGCGCTCTCCCAAGTAGACCGTCGTGGCGCCAGCCGGGATGCTCACCGACTTCTGCCAGAGGTCGGCGCCGCCTTTGTTCAGCAGGAGCGTGACGTTCTGCGCCTGCGGGAAGTTCACGGTCACCGCGACGACCATCCGCAGAGCGCCGCCATCATCCTTCCAGCGTTCGCGGTAGCGCGGATCGCTCGTCGGGAGCGTGCTGGCATCGACCGCAGTTGCCGTCGCCGCCGGTCCACCGGGAATGGTCTGCGTCTTGCCGGGAAGCGTGATCTGGATGTCGTAGGGTTCGCTGGGAACGTCTGCTTCAGTGAAGCCGGTGAACCGGAGGTAGCAGTTCGCGATTGGTTGCGGCTGCAACTGGATGCGCCCGTCCACGATATGGAACGGGATCTCAGAGCCGGTCGCCGGGACCTCGTAGGTGCGGAGGATCGCCGTAGACGCGGGCGTCCCTGGATAGCGGAACTCGACATCGACGTGATGCAGTAGCGCGTAATCCGGATGGAGCGTCGGCAGATGGATCGAGCCGTCGAAGACTGCGGCCACGCCACTGCCCCACGGTTCGCCGGTCGGCTGGTACACGTCAGCGGTGACCGGCGGCGGCTTCTGGATGCCGCCACCTGTCGGCGGCGAAGCTCCACCTTGCGCCACGATCACGCGGAGCTCGCACTGTTTGGTGGCGACGGCGGGATCTTCCCACGGCTTCAGGCCCGGTTGCGGCGCCACGCGATTGATCGCGTACACCTGGATGTCGAACCCGGCGCCGCCCTCTCCATAGGGACCGCCCAGATCCCCGAAGTGCTGGACGCCGTTGATGGGCAGTTCGTCCTTGAACGGATGCGGCGGGCCGAAGGGGAAAGCGAACGCGCCGTTGAAATCATAGAGGACGAGTTGGATGTACCACGTATTGACGCCAAGCTGACCGGCAGAGCCGGGATACGCGCGAGTGGTGTCCACGCGGACGTATTCGAGATACCAGTCGTGACTGCCATCGGCCCATACCCGGTCGTAGGGGAACGTGCCGCCGACGCCGGGAGGGACTTTGACATCGGCGGGCGCGATCATGCCCGGTGACGGCGGCTGCACCTTGACCACGCTGAACGGCAGGCTGGTGACCGCTCCCTGCGTCGGCGCGACGGACGCATCGATGGTTCCGCGCTCTACGGTGATCGTCCACTGCTCGTCCTTGAGCGGCGTGAACAGATTGGTATTGGCGCCCTCGCCGCCGATCCGGATCTGATCGCTCCGGTGCCAGCCGTGCCAGATGCGTTCCGGCATCACACTGTCGGCGGGATGGTTCGTCCAGACCGTGCAATAGAACGGCGCGTTCTGAGTGGTCACCGTGGCGGTCGCCGTCACCACGGAATGCACGTTGCGGTCTGGCTCGTCCTGCCAGCGGTCCACCGTGTACTCGCGGCCCGTCACGGTCCCGATACTGAGCGCAGGGAGCGTCAGCGGGATGTCGAACGGATTCGGCCCGCTGATGTCTTCCTTGCTGAAGCTGGTGAACCGCAGGATGCAATCCTCGACGGCGTCCTCGCCCAGCAGAATGCGGTCGTCGGACAGGCCGGTGTAATCGATGAACGACGCGCCGCCCTCTGGCCGGAAGTAGCGCCCGATCAGCACAGAGACGCCGCGCTTCACGGTCGGCGGATAGACCAGTTCCACGTCAACGTGGTCCCAGTTGCCCAGCGCGACCGGCAGATCGATGCGCCCGTTGAAGACGGCGGCGGTGTCGTGGCTGGTGATCCGCCCGGTGATGCTGGTCAGGATGGCGGTAACGTCGGGCGGCTTGATGACGCCCGTCCCGGTCCCGCCCGTGGTGGAGCCTCGCTCGTAGATCCAGGTGCCGACTTTGGTCGATTCAGGCATAGGACTACCCTGCGGTCACTCTGATGGTTTCCTGAGGAGCCACCGTCACTGCCGCGTTGCCGTCGAAGAGAAGCTCGTCGGTCGCGCAGTGGACGATGAGGTTGTTAGGTCCATTATCGTTCGAGAAATAGAGCGTGCGGCCCTGATATACGGCCAGCGGCATCAACTGCACCTCCACGTCGTTGTCGGTCGTGTCGGCGCGGACAGTATGGTCGGTCGCGAACACTTCCCACGGCTGGCCGGTGTCCGGATCGAATCGCGGCGGTCCCACCTCGCGCACGGTCGGCGGCTGGCCGTAGATGAAGATCTCGCGGTAGACGGCGAACTCTTCATGCGAGATCCGGCCCGCGCGATCTACCAGGAAGCCGCCCACCAACGCGACCAGCGTGGCGAGGTTGTCGACGCGGACTCTCAACTCGAAAGCCTGCTTCGGTCGCGGGACCAGCAGTTCGCTGGTGACGCCCGCGTAGTCCCAGTCGTGCGCCTCGATGATGCCGATGGAGGTCGCGTCCGGTTGCGTCTCCCACGGTGGCTCCACGGTGACGCGGATGTTTGTGTTCGCGGTGATCGCGCGGACCTGACCGGCGCCCTTGCCGCGCAGGATGCGATACAGGCGCCCGATCTCCTCGTCGGGACGCAGGCCCTCCGTGTCGGGGAATTGCAGGCGCCCGACGCTGTTATTCCAGAGAGGGTCTTCGACCCAATCCGTGCCGGCGATTGCGCCAATGGAGCGCACGATGAGCACGTCGCCCTTTTCGACGGAGTCGGCTTGGTCGGCGCGGACGCAATCCGGCGTCACGGTGAACGTGCCGGTCGCCGGATCGAATGCGGTGATCTCGAAATTCCAGAGCGGCGCCGATCCATCGCTGAGATCCGCGAGAGCGGAGAGGTATCGCTTCGGCGGGCCGACCCAGTTGTCGGTGGCGCCGATGAAGTTGTCGGCCTGGATCTTGTTCGGCGCGGTGACGCCGGTCACCAGGACGCCCGCGACTCCGGAGTGCCAGACGTGCTTCGCCGCGATCCTCACGCGCTCTGCGGCGGCGTCGGGCAGTTGCTGGGTCATGGGCGCGAGGAAGCCGGTGTACTCGTAGCTCACGGGCGGCGCCCCCAGCGTCTGGGCTTGCAGGGCGATGCGCCGCCGGTCGGTCCCGATGTAGAGGTCCCAGCCCGCCCACGTTCCGCTGGGCGCCGGGAGCATCGAGATGGTGAGCTTCTGATCGGTCACGCCTTCCGGAATCCAGATCGCGTAGAGGTTCGACGGCGCGGATGGCGCGTTGGTCAGATCGAACTGCGTGACCGCGACGTACACCGTGACCGGCCCGGAGATATGCCCGCCCGCCGACCGGGCCACGCCCGTGATGCGCGGCTGCACGGGCGCGGCGAAGTGGTTGATCACCTCCTCGCCGCCGACCCAGATGGCCGGTGACCAGACGCCGTCACGCTGAATGTTGTAGTCCTGCCAGAGGTCGAAGGTGCGCTCTCTGGGATCGGGATAGAGTGGATCGCCGGGGAACGGCGCGACGTGGTTCGGCATCCAGGCGAGGCCGCTGATGCTCTGCAACAGTTCCGGCGGGACCGGCTTGGCCGCAACGTCGGCTGGCTTGGGGCCGAAGGCGAGGTCGTACATCGAGTCGGTCGTGCATGTCGCCTGGATGTCGATGGAGAAGTCGGGATTCAGGACCCAGCCGGTCACCCGGCCCTCGCCGCGCCCGCCGGGGAGCCGGTCGTGATCCATGCTGACGATGTCGCCGCACATGGTCCGCAGGGCCAGGAGGGTCGTCCGGAAGCGGAGGTCCCGCGCCTTGACCTGTTCCGCGAGGCCGACGCCGCCAAGCTCTTCGCGCAGGCGCGTGGTGATGACGCGGGCGCACTGGCTCTTGTTGCTGACGCCGACGAAGGCCATCGTGCTCTGGAGGTATTGCGGCGTGTCGGTCGCCTCGCCCAGCCAGAGCGCGTGATCGATGTCATAGATGGTGACGCTATTGAGGCCCCAGTCGAACTCATCGTCTCCGAACTCTCCGATGAGCCAATTGAACCGGGGCACGACCGGCGAGGCTTCCAGGCTCCTGAACAGGATGTTCGCGCGGGTGAAGGCGTTGCCCGCGAGAACCGAAGAGTTGACGCGGATGCCGATCCAGAGCCGCCCGTGGACGAACGTGTAATAGCCGAGGCAACAGTTCAGAATTTCGGTGAGCCAGTCCTTCAGAGGCTTCCGCTCTTTCAGCACGCCACGGAACGGAAACTGCCGCTCGTTGATGGCCGGTGTGATCAGGCTGGGCACGTACTTGTCGCAGATCTCTGCGGCGGCGATGCAGGACTCGACGTTGACGAAATCCTCCATCACCGACGCCGGGATGTCGTCGGCGCGGGATGGATCGACGCGCAGGCCGATTGCTCTGAGATAGACGTTGACCGCGACCCAGACGGGATTGGAGAGCGCGTTGACCCAGACGCGCGTTCCCGGCGCCGTCCAGGTCCAGCCCCCGATGCCTTCGGTCACCGTGACCGTCATGGCCCGGTCGGACACCGGGGCAAGCTGCAAGCCTGCCTCGTCGGTCCTGCGGATCTCCGCGAAGGCCACGCCTGCCGCGTAGCTGGCCTGCGGCGGGACCGTCCCTCCCCACGGCGCCTGATCGAGAGCGAAGAAGTCGGCGGTCGCCGCCGGATCGGTGCCCAGGATGCCGCGCCACCCGCCCCTCTTCTTTGGATCGTGCGGCGGCTGCTCATCGAGCTTGTGCGCGATCAGGTTCGATGAATAGGAGCCGATGGGGCCTTCGCCGACGATGCCCAACGCGCTGTAGAACTCGCTCTCGTCGCGGCCTGCGGCCACGTCGCAGACGACCTTCATCGCGATGTCGGTGTAGATCTCCTGAAGCGGACGCTGGTAGACGGACTCCTCCGCGACGGTGACGCTCTGGATGCGCGACCGCCCGACGCCCAAGCTCCCCAGAGCTATCGCCATCGGATTGATGCGGACATCCTGCGGCAATGCGACGACGCCGCCGAAGCTCTTGGGCACGCCTCGCGCCACGCACGCCGCGAAGTCTTTCGGGCAGTCGGGGAACGACGACGTGCTGGGACAGTGCGGCCCCTTGTATTTCTTCCAGCACGTTCTGCTGATCTGGCGCCACGGGTACGCGAGGGTCAACTCGAATAGCCCGTCCGACGCGGGCAGGATGAACGTGCCATCGCTGGTCAGCGTCCACGGTCGCGCGTAGCCCATCCAGAGGTCGATCAGATAGCCGGTGTTTATGTGGTAGAGCGCGAACGCGACATCGGCCCGGTAGAGGTTGGTCGCGTTCGCGTACTTGACGAACACGTCGTCCGCGTTGCCGAAGCTGAAGGTGGCCGAATCGCTGGCCTCGTTGAGCGTCTGCGAGATGCCGCCCCATTCGAGCAGACGCGGGAGAAACAGGTTGGCCGCGCCGTTGATGGTGCATCGCTGGTTGCTGATCCGCAGGACATCGCTCGTCCCTCGCGGATAGATGGTGACCAGCGGGATGAACCGCTGCACCTGATCCTCCAGCGCGGGCGTGAGCACGTCGTCGGGGAATCGCGTCACGCGCTCCGCGACGTTGTAGTTCGGCGTCGAGGTCGGGACCTCGAGGAGAGTTAGCCCGCCGACCGACGCGAGATATGCGGTCAGATGCGCGAAGTCCAGGTTCGGATTCTCGTATCGCGCAGTTAGTAACTCATTGCCGCCAGGTCCGTGATAAGTGAATGGAAACTGCGCGTACTGTCCCTGCGCCTGCTGCCAGTGGCCCCTCAGGTTGTTGTAGTCGTCGCACGACAGATGATCGCGATGGATGCGGAACCGGCGCGTCCCGCTCCCCAGCAAGTAGCGTTGCTCAGTCTTGAGGCCCGGTTGATCGAAGACGTGCGTAACGACTTGCGGCTCGTAATCGACGCCGCTCCCATAGTCGATGCCGAGAGGAAACGCGCCGATCACCGGAGGATCTGGGATGGGAACCGCGCCGAGGTAGTCCACCTCACGTCACCTCCCTCATGCCCAGAGACACCTCGCTCCGACCGACGCCGACCTGATCGCTCCAGTTGCCGTCCCAGACGACCGTGTATCTGCCCACGGGATTCTCGCCGGTCGGATCGGGCTTGAACGGCGGGACCGTCTCGCGCGGCAAGTAGAAATAGAACGGCGCGACCAGATGCGCCTTGAAGAACGTCCAGAGCGTCGTGTAGCTGGCGGGCGTCACCCGCCGGGTGATCCGGAAGAAGTGGCGCGGGTTCAGAACCAGCGCGGCCCGGTCGCTCGATCCGTCCGGATAGCGGTTGACGAATGCCTCGACGCGAAGCTCTTCCTGAAGCGCCGTGTAGAAGCCAGCGGGCAGGACATCGACCGGCGCGGCGGGCTTGATGTTACCGGGCATTCCGGCCCCCTTTGGTATCCTGGTAGAACGTATGTTTTCCGACACTCAATGGAAGGCCGCAGGCGTCGTTCTCCTTCTGGCCGTCCTCTGCATCGCCGGTCTGTTCTGGATGGAGTCGCGGCGTCAGCCCGAATGGCGCGTGTATGAAACCTTCAGCGATGGTTCCGTTATGGAGATCAAACAGGCGTGCCCCGACTGCGAACTGCTGACTCGCGTCCGCAAAGGCGACAAGATCATCGGCGCTCCGTTTGTGGCAGTGCCCGCCAAGGCGAAGAAGTAGCTCCATCACGCCATCACCGTGGAAGGCTCCAGCAACGCGCCCGTCTGCGCCGCCCTGCCTTGTCCTGACCGCGCCGCCGTCGTGTTCGCGGCGCCGACTGCGCCGGGATTGTTGCCCAGCACCTGGACGACCTGACCGCTGAACAGGCTGGTCGCCTGTTGCGGATTGAGTTGGAGGAACATCGGGTTCGGCCCCTGGAGCGCGTTCGCCACCTGAGTCGTCGTCGTGCCGACGTAGGGATTCGCGACCATGCGCCCGTTGCTGTAGACCGGCTGAAGCTGAAGCCCTCCCGCCGCGCTCTGCGCGAACGTCGCGCCGTACATCTGGCGCGGCATCCCGCCCACTCCCTGATTGGTGTTCAGCGCATAGAGGCGCACCATCTCCTGCACCTCAGGCGAGAACACCGCCATGCGGAGGTCGCCGCCGAACCGCTGGTCCGCGATCTGGACGACCTGTTCGCGGATCGATCTATCCACGATATCGACGCCGTAGGCGTTGCGGATAAGGCGCCTGACCTGTTCCTCCTTGGGCTTCCGGAAGTGCCGCACAAGAGTGGCGATGCCGCCCGCCGCCGCGCCCGCGATCAAGCCGACTCCCGCGCCGATCAGGGCGCCCATCGGCCCGAACATGGCGCCGATCATAAAGCCGATCCCAGCCCCGGCGAGAGCGCCGCCGCCGATGCTCATCGCCGCGCCCGTGACACCGCCACGCTTGTAGCCAGCCGCAAACAGGCCCAGACCGGCTCCAGCCACAGCGCCAGCCACCGGGTGGCCGACCATCTTGCCCAGCCCGTACCCGGCGAGGGCGCCACCGGCAATGCCCATCAGACCGGCTCTGACGCCTCGCTTGCTACTGAGGGCGCCCGCCATGAACATCGGCGTGCCGACCGCCGCCGCCATCGCGCCCATGCCGGGACTGTTCAGCATGGCGCCCAGCTTCTGCCGCCCGGTCAACTGCGCCCACGGCTTGGTCGAGATCGCGCCAGTCACCGGATCGCGGACCTGGACCGGCTTGCCGATATTCAACGACTCGCGCATGGCCTGGACGCTCTGCGACCACTGGCCGCGCACGCCGCCGCCGCCGGTCGCGCCGGTCGCGCCGACGCCCGCAACGTCTGCGGCGGAACCGCTCCTCGCGGACCACGCCTCACGCGCCGCGTCGGTGACGATGGCGTCGACATCGCGCCCGACGACCTCGCGGTTTCGCGATTCCTGGGTCGCGTAGGTGACATCGGTCTGGGCCGATCCGTAGATGGTCGGCGCCGTCTGCCCCATGCCGGGGAACCACGGGCCGCGCCACGGGCCGCGCGGGAACTGCGTCTTGAAGCCGCCGAAGATTCCGGCGAGTTGCGCCGTCATCGAGTTGGTCACGATGGTCTTCATCACGCCCAGCATCGTGTTCTTCATCAGGTTGCCGAGGCTCTGCCAGACGCTCCGCGACCTGTCGAGCAAGGCGTCCCACATGTCTCCGATGAAGCCCTTGATCTCCCCGAACATCTCCTCCTGTTGCTGGATGATCACGTCGTTGGTCTGCGACCAGCCCTGCAATCGCGCGACCTGGAGCGCGGTGTCGGCGTCGAGCCAGATGCCCTCGATTCGTTCCGTGGTCCGCTTCGTCTCCTCGATGATGCTGGCTTCCGACGTTGCGTTGTTGTTGCGGAACACGCGCAGGCGTTCGTTCTCTGCCGCGATCTGCGCGTCCCTCGTCTTCTCGATGCGGACGCGCTCCACGTCGGTGATGTCGGCAATGTTCTGCATCCGCTCCTGCGGCGTGCGCGGGCGCCGCGCGTAGAGATAGCCGCCCTCAAGCGTGGCCGTCCGGTTGATCCGCAGAAGCTCCATCTGGATGGACTCCTCCATCAGTTGCTTCCGCTCCTCCAGAATGATCCCGTTGGTTTCGCGTTCGCCCTCGACGCGGATGCGCTTCTCCTCGTTCTTCCGGAACTCCGCGAGTTTCAGGATGTCGGCGTTCGCGGCGTCCGCGTATCTCTGCTGCTCCTGGCGGATCTGCTCTTCGGACTTCCGCGCCTTCCGGCCCGCTTCCCTGATGCCCTTGAGTTGGAGATCCCCGACGCGCTTGATCTCTTCTTCCTTCGCGGCGACGTTGGTCCGCATCTCCTCGACGTTGGCTTCGGTTCGGAGCCTCACCAGTTCGCGTTGACCGGCGAAGGTGTGATCGCGCAACTTCTCCATTTCGGCAATCGCGGTTTGCCGTTGCGCCTTGGCGATATCCTCGTTGAGCTTGGCCTGCTCCCGGCGCGACTCCTCCTCGCGTTTCGTCACCTCCGTATTGACATCCAGCCAGAGGGCCTTGCGGTAGATCGCGATGGCCTGATCGTTGCCCTTGACCTTGCGGAAGTACTGCTCGTAATCGCTGGTCAACGCGGATATCGTCTCCTGGCCCGCTTTCCGGTTGCGGACTTGCGCCTCTTCCAAGACGGTCATCGCCTGCTCGACTTGCCGCTTCATCTCCTCGACATCGACCTTCGGCAGGCCCGCTTTCAGCCGCGCGATCTCCTCCGGTGTCGCGGGACCATAGCCCGCCCCGGCGGCTTTCTGCTGCGCTTCGGCTTTGGCCCTGCTGCTCGACAGGTATTGGAGAACGGCGCCGCCCAGCAATCCGACGACGATGGCGATGAGGCCGACCGGCCCGCCGACCAGCCCCAGCAATCCGGCCAGCGCGGCGCGGACGCCGGTCGCCGCGACCACTTCGGTCGCCACGCCGGTCGCCGCTCCAGCCGCCGCCGCCGCGCCTGCTCCCGCCACGGCGCCCCCGGCTTTGCCCAGAGCCGTCTGCGCGACCTTCTGCGCCGCTACCGTCGCCGCTGCATTCGCCGCCGCTTCCGTCGCGATCTTGGCCGCTTCCTTCGCCGCCGCATTTGCAGCCGCCCTGCGGGCCATCGCGCCTGCCAGAGCCTCGCCTGCAAGCCCGCCCGCGACCGATGTCGCCACTTCCTTTGCGACCGCTTTGGCGGTTTCCTTTGCCGCCGCTTTCGCCGCCGTCGCCGCCGCCGCTCTCGCCGCCGCTTCGGTGGCCGCTTTGGTCGCCGTCTCTACCGCCGCCTCTGCGCTCCGTCTCGCGACCGCCGACGTAGCAGCCGCCGCCGCGCCGCCGAGGCCCAGCGTGCCACGGGCGCCCGCCGCCGCCGCTCCTGCCCCTGCCGCCGCCGCGCCTGCGCCCGCGCCTTTCAGGAGTCCGCCGATGCTCCTCCAGGCGCCGAAGCCGGTCGTCACGACGGAGATCGCCAGACCCAGCGCGATGATCGCGCCGGTAAGCCCGCCGATCAGAACGGTGATGTCTTTGATCGGCCCCGGCAGTCGGTCGAAGATGTCGAGAAGCCTCCCGAACATGTTGACCAGACTCGACGCGAAGTCGAGGAGCTTGATGAACGACGGCCCCAGCTTCTTGTCGAGGTCGGCGGCGGTATTGATCACCTGATTCTGGAGCCGGTTCGACGCCGCTTCGACGGACACCAGCGCGTCCTTCGCCGCCGCGCCGTTGGTCTTCACCGAGAGCATCGCCAGCGCGTACCGGACGAACGCTTCAGGGTCCATCTGCCGCGCCGACGATTTCAGTTCGGCCAGCGTCTTGCCGAGGCCCTCCGCTGCTTCCTGCGGGAGGTTCATCTTCACGCTGGCGAAGATCGCCTGGATGCTCTTGGCGGTAGGGTTGAACGATGCGCCGACCTTGGACAGGGCTTCGGTGAAAGCTTCCATGCTATCGACGCCTTTGATGCCGTATGCGGCGGTGATGTCGAGGACGTACTGCATGTTCTTGGCGAGATCCTTCGCCGGGATGCCCGCCGCTTGCATCGAGAACGACATTCTGGCGAGTTGGTCTTGGAGCACACCGGCCCGCTCCGCTAGGGCCTTCAACTCCTCCAACTGATCGCTCAATCCGGCGCGGGAGAACTGGCGCACGATCCGGTTCCACTCCTCGCCCATGCCGATCAGTTGCTGGAAGCCTCGCGCGACTCCCAGCGCGGCGACGGCGCGGGCCAGCTTCGCCATCTCGTCGGCGGTGTCATGCACCGACACGTTGACCGACTGCATCCCCTTCGCGGCCTGCTTGGTGGCCTTCTCAGAGGTCGAGCCTACGTTCGCGAGTTTTTGGTTGAGAGCATCGATGTCCCGGCCCGCTTCCTCTCCCTGGAATTGGACCTGGATGTAAATGCGATTCGTCGCCATTATCGGCCCCGATGCTGCGACTGCTTACGGACTTCTTCGGCCTGGAAGGCTTCCCGCTCTTCAGCCAATTGGCGCAGGAGCAGGAAGGCGTGGTACGGAATCTGATTGAGCGTCACGGCTACTCCCGTCTGCATCGCGAAGTCGAGGTCGATCACCGATTGCAGGAGCAAGCCCCCAGGAGACTCCAAATAGTTGTGGAGGAGCAGCGAAGGGCAACCCTCGCATGGCAACGCGGAAGGCCCTGCGTCTGGCTCCTCTGTCAGGACGTAGGGGCAATGTTGCGGCGTCGGGCAGAGGTCTTTCTGCCGTAGCAGCCGGTTGATGATGAATCGGGGCGAAGGACATTCCGGCCATTCCCCGCCGGTTAAAAATTTGTGTCATCCCTCTTCGGCCCCAAGTTCTGGTCGATCACGTCCACCACTGACCGCGCGACGGCGTCCTTATGCACGCCGGGAATCCCGTTCGCGTAGTCGGACGATCTACCGCCGCACTGGTCGTAGAGCCGCGCCCCGGCGTCGGGCGCGACCCTCAGTTCTTGCTGGTTGAAGGGCAGATCGAGCAGCCGGAAACCGGCGCGTCGGAACGAGAGCACCTGATCGGCGGTCGGGATCTTCATGCGGTGGCGCACGCTCCCGACGACCGTCATCATCTCGACTTCGGCTTCCTCTCCTTCGATCTGCACGTTGAACACGTCGGCGGTCGAGATGGTCGTCAGCACTTGCGCGGCTTCGGCTGGCGTCATCTCCGGAGCGCCGTTGAGAGCGATGGCCTTGTACAGCTTCACGTCGGCCTCGCCCGGTTCGGGCGGAACAGTCTCTGAGACGCCGCGCCCCAGCCGCCGGATGATGATCTTGCGCGACCGGGCGCGGGCGCTCCATTCCTCGTCGGTCGGGAAGCGCACCGCGATGGTCTGCGGCGCTCCTCCCGTCGAGGCGACTTGCGCCGGGAATGCGTATTCTGCTTGGCTATCGAATTTCATCTAGACCCTCGTCGTGACCAGCCACGCCAGCGTGAGCAACGCCAGCCCAGCGGCCACCCAATTGATCGACCTGTTTGCGGGCCACTGCGCGTTGACCGTTCCGATCAGGAACATCAACAGGCCCAGGATCACCAGGACGCTTACGAGCATGACCTCCTCCTTTTAGGTGAGTCCGAGAATTCCGGACTTCTCCGTGGTCGCGGAGAGCGTCACGTAGTCGCCGGTCGGCGGCTTGAGGGGAGTCACGACGCAATCCACGGTGACGATGCCATCGGATTCGCCGTTGACGACGGCGGTAAAGACGGCGCGAGGGAAGTTGACGCTGAAGCCGTGCTTGGCGGGACCGGCGCCGATGGTCGCGCCGGTCGTGCTGATGGTGACCGACCCTTCGTTCCCCGGCGCGGGCGTCATCAGCAGAGCGTATTCGGGAGAGCCTTTCAGAGCGCGGGCGACGAAGCGCAACGACACCTCGCGGGAGCCGTACTCCATGCGCCCTCTGATCGCGTATCCGTTCTGCGTTCCGGAGCCGGGATAGAGTCCGGACGGCAGGCGCACGTTGTTCGCCCAGCGAAGCTCCGCAGAGATGAACGACGCCGACATCACGTAGTCGATCCCCAGGATGCTGATGGTCGCGCTGGCCGCATTGAGGAAGTGTTCCGGCTCGATGGCGGGCCACGGTGTGATGCCGGATGGCGCGAGGGTCTTGCCGGTGCCGACCGTGTTCACGCTGACTCTGCAATTTGCGCGGCCAGGTCCCGACTCCATCGTCAGCGTCCAGTCGTTGACGACCATGCCGACCATCGCGCGGTCCACGACCGAATCCGGTTGCGGTCTGATCTGTTCGGCATACGTGAACGCCGGAAGGTTGAGACAGTTCACGACGGGATCGGACGGCACTGCGGTGTAGGTATTGCTGGCCTTGGTCGCCTTGCCGGTCGTGAAGCAGAAGAGCCATGCGAGGAATTCCGACGAGCAGAACTTCTCGATGGTGGCGGCGGTGTCGATGTTCGTCGGGAAGGTCTGCGTCGGGAACTCGTCGCCTTTGCCGATGTCGTCGGCGTCGGTTTCGTTGACCGGCGTCACCACGCCAAGGGCCGGGTTGGTCTTGGTGAGGGACCACATTTCCGCTGGCGTGTTCGGCGTCGGCAGATCGGCCTGCGCGACGAACCCGAAGGCAATCTTCGTCTCGCGGACGTTGGCAGGGCAGGAAGTGGGGCCTGCCAGCAGGCCGGGATCTACTGGCGGCGGCGTCACGTCGAGCGGCGCGACGGGCGCATTGTGCGCGGGCGGGCGCGGTGTAGCCATGTTATGCGTCTCCTGTTTCTTTGGTTTCGGTTTGGATCGTCCAGTAATCGATCTGTTCCGGATCGCTCACGCGCGTGAGCAGCATGACGCTGGTGGGATCGACGCCAGCCATCACCGGGCAGAAGTACCAGCGTTGCCCGTCGCCTGGATCGGGCACGCCGCGCATGATGTCATCGATGATCTTGAAGGTCGTCTGCCCTTTCTGCGGGCGCACGTAGAACTCGACGCGATGCAGCCAGCGGGCCATCTCGCCTTCGGTCTGAATCGATTCGACGGCGGCGACGACCACGGTTCCCGGCGCCATCGAGTACTTGGCGGATTCCAGGTTCTGACGAACGGGATTGCTATCGATGTACGCGATGATCGACGCCGGGACCGGCGGCTCGAGGTCCGCGACCAGCGGCTGGATGCGCCGCAGAGCGTCCACTATCGCGTTCGTCAGATCCGCCAGACTAACCATTGACCTGATACCAAGCGTTTTTCGCCAGAGCGCCGTAAGCGGTCTGCACGTCCCTGTAGAGCGCGGCCTGATCCGATCCGGAGAGGCCGATCATTTCCTCATGCAATTGCGCCTGCCTCGCGTGCTGCCGCGCCTCGCGCGAGGTGTTCTCCGCTCTGATCACGCCGTTGATGGCCTTCCGCAAGATGAAGTTCTTGAGCATGACGCCGGTCAGATTGTTGTCGCGGTAGGGCCGACCGACGTTGCGGACCTTCTTCTTGATGAACACGTACTTCTTGTTGAGCGGCTTGGCCTGTTGCCCGTTCGCGTTGATGTGTTTCTCCCAGCGGGCCTTCTGCTCCTTGACCATGCGGTTGCCGATCCTGGTCAGCTTCCCGTTGTCGAGGTTCGGCTTCTTGACGTGGCCGGTGCGCGGAACGTTGACCTTGACCATCAGGCCCCTCCTGACGGGTTTTGCAGCACGACGTTGGACGCGCCGTACTTGTAGGCGTCGACGCGCACGACCTCGTAGATTGAGCCGTTCGACGCCACCGTGTCGCCCACTGCGGGCGGCGCCGGGAGATGCCGGTTGAGCACCTGGATATGCGAGTAGCGCCCCGGCGAGACATCCTCGTCTTCGGCGCCCTCCTTCCACATGACGCTGATCGGCCATGCGTCGTCGGGATTGCCCGCGATGCGGTACTCGACATCGCGCCGGAACTCCGTCATCAGGGCTTCCCAGAGCATCGGAACGTGGACGGACGTGAAGCGGTCGACGCCCGAATCGAGGTCACCCGCCGCGCGAATTCCGGCCCTTGGCGACAAGCCGGAAAACGCGCTGGGTCGGGGATTGCCTGCGCGTCCCGCCGTGTTAGCGCGCGCCGACAAATGCGAGAAAGGCCCGATGAACGGGTTGGTGTAGCCCTTCGCCACTAGATCACCTTGGCTTTGAACGAAGCGTTGGGCCTGTACGGGACCAGGAGCGGCGCCGACTGCAACAGAATGAAGCGCACGCTGGGGTCAGGCTCCACCCACGACTTGACGTAATACGGCACGGCCTGGAGTCCCGCCTCTTCGTCGCGGATGGCGCCGTAGGCGCGGACGCCGTCGAGTTGCTGAGACGCCATGATCACCGAATCGATGGGGAGGATCGGCTTCTCAGTGCTATCGGCGGGATCGACGTACCACGACGCATAGACGTAGATGTCGAAGCCGTCGATGTTCCCGATGAAGGTCCCGCCCTCCGTCGAGCCAGCCGCGTTGAGCGAGAGCGTGGTGCTCGTCCCGCGCCGGATGTCGAGCCGCTCTTTGACATCGGCGTGATTGCGGAAGACCTTCCAGACGGCCAGCGGCATGATCACGTCGGTCATGTAAATGCCGGTCGATTGCAGCCCGATCTGCGCCCAGTCCTGTAGATCGTCCAGCGGATGCGATCCGGCGGCGCTCCAGAGCGTGGCGGCGGTGATGGTGTTTCCGGGGGCGCGTTGAAAGTCCACGATGGCCTGCGGGTACTTGTCGCCCACGATGGTCACCTTGCCGGTCGAGAGGATCTCGCCCGCCATGACCTCCTGGCGCCGTTGCAGCATGTTGACTTGGTCTTCCATGTCCATCGCGATCAGAGCGCGTTGCCGGTCCATCGGACTCATCGTGCCGCCCCAGTTCTCGCCTGCCGACCGCTTGAACGGGCGCAGCATGTCGAAGACTCTCTTGTCCTTGACATAAGCTGGCCGGAAGCTTCCCGTCCGGTATCCCGGCGAGGCCACGATCTGGCCTTCCACCAGGAACGAGACGAACGGCGAGATGCGCCGTGTGCCATCGACCACGTCGAAGTGGATCTCCTCGCTCTGTTCGCTTTGCACGGTCTGGAAGTAGCGTTCGAGCAGAAACTGTGTGCTTCCCTTCAGGCTCGTCACCACGCGATTGAGCGTGCCTGTGCTCCAGAGGTCCATGTGACTCTCCTACGCGGCGGGAGTTAGAGGTGAAGGGTCATGCCGCCTGACCGGGTCGTCGCCAGACGCCGGTCAGACGGCGCTACTCGATGCGATTACTTGCGATGCGGTTCGGGCGGCTTCGGAGGCGGCGGCTTGGGAACGTCCGTCCGCTTCTCCTTCGGCTCCTTCTCTGCTTGCTCCTCCGCGAACTCTTCGGCGGCGATGCCCAACGCGCTGGTCGCGAGGCCGGGATTGTCGGCCTTCTCGTCCTGCGTCAAATACTGGAACGGCGAATCCGATGGCGGCTGCTTCTCCTCCTCGACGGCTTCCTCCGTCTCTTTCGCGGCGGCGCGGGCCTTCTTCAGGTTCGCGATGGCTTCCTTCGCTTCGGCCTCTGTCGGGACCGACTTGGCGAGACTGCCGTCCGCGATGATGACGCTCTCGATGTAGATGCCGACATCGCGCAGGGCTTCGGTGCAGTCGGCGTGCGACAAGGCTCCCGGCCACTGGATGGCGTCGGCCTTCATCCTGCCGGTGAGATAGACGCCTGCCTGCACGGTCGCGGTGCTGGCGTCCACGTCATCGACCAGGACGCAGTTGCAGTCGGCGGCGGCGGCGGGCACGGTGATGACGCCGGTCGCCGCGACGATCTTGAGGATGGCGCCGCGTTTGAGGATGCCGATCCCCGACGCCACGGTGCCCTTGCGCGAGGTCACGTCGTGACCGTCCGCGAGGAGCGGCGACAGGAATACCGGCGTCTGAAAGCCGAATGTGGCTTTGCTGATGGGGTCATAGGTAGCGGGCATGAGTACACTCCTTTCTTACGCGGCGCTATGGCGCCGATCCTTCGGGACGAACGCCAGGATCTTGGCGGCTTCGCTGGCTTCGGTGTCCGGTTCCTGCTCACCCGTGCCGACCTTCGGGTTCGCCACCTTCGCCATCTGCGCGGCCAGCGGATCGACCGGCGCGGCGGCGGCGGGCGCGACCGGCGAGGCCGCGAGGATCTTCTTGGCCTCTTCGGGCGACATGCTGGTTTCGAGAGCCAGCGTGCGGGCGAGAGCTTCGCGGCCCGTGGCTTCGGGCGCGTTCAGGATGGCCGCGATGCGCTGGCGTTCGGGCGCCCGCAGATCTTCGGCGTGGATGACGCGGGCGGGCGCAGGCGCCGCAGGAACGGGTTCGGGTGGAGCCACCGGGACCGGAGCCGCCGGGGGCTGGGGATTGTCTGCCATCGTTATTTCCTCCTTCACTGAAACGGTCGTAGCGCGTGGCGTGGACTCAGCCGCCAGACGCGCTACCAGCGGCTCGAAAGTTCCGATCTCGTCGGCCATGCCCGCCGCGACGGCGTCTCTGGCGATGAGCATCTTGCCCTGCCCGAAGCGGGCCTCAACGGTTTCCGTTGAGACGCCGCGAAACGCGGCCATGCGACCGATGAAGATCTCCGCGAGAGCGTCGACTCGCGCCAGGATCTGCGACCGGCCCTCGTCCGTCGCTGGATCGGGCCGCTTGTACGGAGACTTGCTCGACACGATCTCGTAGTTCTTGACTCCCTGCCGCTCCTGCGCGGCGCGATTGTCGCGGATCGACGCCACCACGCCCAGAGAGCCAAGCTCACTCGACTCCGACGCGACCACATGCGGCGCCGCCAGAGCCAGCCAGAGGCCACCGGACGCGGCCATGTTGTCCACGTATGCGGTCACCGGCTTCACCTTGCTCCCGGCGCGGATCTGGTCCGCGAATTCCTGAATGCCCGCGATCTCGCCGCCGGGAGAGTCCACCTCGAGCAGGATGCTCTTGACTTGCGGGTTCTCCAGCGCGGCCTGGAAGCTGTTCGCCAGCACCTGGACGCTGGTCGCGCCGCTCACTTCGGTGACGAGGTTCGCGTAGCGGAAGAGCGGCCCGGTGACGCCCAGGATCGCGACGTTGTTGCGGATCTCGACTCCATTGCCTGCATTGTCGAGCGGTCGGCCCAGCTTCGCCGCGACGGCCTCAAGATCCACCGTCCCGGCCTGCTCGACGCGGGCGATGAGGTTCTCCATGTCTTCGGCCTTCATCACCCACGGACGGTTGTGGAGCTCGCCCAGAATGCGGAGCAACGCGGAGCGCGGCATTATGCGTCCTCCTCCTCTTTGCTCTCGTCGTCTTCGTCGTCGTCCACGTCGTCGGACTCCTCGTCGGGCGTCTCCTCCTCTTCCTCGTCGTCCTCTTCCTCTTCCTCGTCGGGCTTCTCCTGCGGCGGCGTTCCGGCCATCGGCGCGGGCATGAGATTCAACTGGCGCATCCGCTCCAGTTCCAAGGCCCGCTGATCGAGAACCTCAACCCAGTCGAGGCCCTGTTCGGCGCATTCCATCTCAAGCGTCGAGATCATGTTGGTCATCCTTATCTGCGCGGCGTTCGCCTCTTTGACGGCGTCGGTGTAGCCGCGTCCCGGCCCCAGCCATTTGCACTTGAGATAGAGCGGCATCAACTCGTAGAAGTCGGGGGCTTCGATCAGGCCAGCGTTGACGACCTCCTCCAGCCAGAGCTTGTAGACCGGCGAGGCCCAATACGTTCCCAGCCACTGGCGCCGCGCCAGGAAGAATCGCCACGCCTCATTCAACGCGGCGCGCGCCGACGAATAGTTGGTTTTCGAGAAATCCTTGTAGACCAACTCATACGGCAGGCCCAGCGCGGCGCCGATCTGTCGCGAGATCGACTCGACAAACGCCGGGTATGTGTTCGGTGGCCGGTTCGGCGTGTACGGCGTGAGCTTGTCGCCGGGATACAAGGGGATAAAAGTGCCCCCTTCCATCTGCGGTCGGTACTCGCCTTTCGAGGCCAAATAGGCGTTCGGATCGCCGCCCATCAACTCCGCGATGCCCGCAGGGTCCATCGGCGTCTCGATCACGCCCGCGACCAGCGAGTTCACGATGGCCGACTGTAGCTCCGTCCGCTGGTAACTATCCAACATGCGGAACTGCTCGATGATCGGCGTGAGCACCGGCTTCCCGCGCGACTGATCCACGCGATCCTTCGAGAAGATATGCAGCACCCGCTTGCGGCCCCAGTCGGTTTCCGCCGGGATGCGCTCCCACTCGACAATTCCGCGATTCGCGAACAGACCTCCAGCGGTGAGCGTCAGATACCAGATCTCCAGACCGCTCCAGGTCGGGTTCTTCAGGACGTGGTACGCGAGAGGCTTGCCGTAGTCATCGAACTCGATGCCGCCGCGCAGGTTCAGGGTGCTCTGCTCGAAATTGGGGTTGCACAAGCGGTCGGTGTCGACCAGTTGCACGCACGTCTTGAACGGCGTGTCCGGTCGATCTAACCAGAGCGGCAACGCGAGGGCCTCGCCGTTCTGGAGCGAGGACCGGAACACCAACTGCGTCATCTGCGCGAACGTCATCTGACCGGCGGCGTCACACGCCATTGTGTTCGCCCACGTCGCCCAGAGGCTCTCGACGCCTCGCGCCCACTCTTCCGCCCACTGGATGTCCCGCCCCAGAGCGCGGTAATCCGGCATCGCGGCGAGGCGCAGGCCCGTGCCGACCGTGTTATCGGTGAGCGTCTGGAACGTCCCGCTGGCGATGCCGTTGTTGCGGTCGAGGTCCCGGCTCCGCGCGATCAGCAGATCCTGCTCTGGCAGAAGCTCCACGTCGGCGGGCGCCCGCTCCGGTTGCCAGTTGGTCAGTTGCTTCCGGGTACGGCTGGCCCCGGCGTATGCGGTGTCGCGGTAGCGGGCTAGCTGGGCGCCGAAGCGAATCCCCGGCGCGGAAGGAGGATTCGTCCAGCGTCCCAGGAGCCGCGCCAGTAGACCATGCCTTGGAGCTACTGGCGCGGCGGTCGTCGCGACGGCCCGACGAGGTTCGCGACGATTCTGCAAGGTCGGTGTCATGGGCACGCCTCGATGCTGATCGGCCTGCGGCGCATCGTGACCGCAGAGGTCGGATCGATTTGGCCCTTCAACCAGTCAATGAACCGCTGGAGGTCCGCGATGTTCGTCTGGTTATAAACGACGCGCCCAAGCTGGGGCGTCTCGATGGCGACGACGGCCTGACCGGCGGCATAGCGGGCCATCTGCGCCGACGCCTGCAAGAGCAGTTCCGCGTAGGGATTGATCGGCGTGACCGGCGTGACCGGCGCGACCGGCGCCGCCTCAACCGTAGCGGCGGCTTGCCCTGAGACGCCGTTGGAGGTGGCCGTAATGGTCGCGGCCCCGGCGGATATGCCGGTGACGAGTCCTTGGGAATCGACCGACGCGACCAGCGGATCGGATGACGCCCATACGCTCGTCAGCGTCATGTCCGCGCTATCGCCGTTGCTGTAGACTTCGGTCGCGGAGAACTGTTGCTCCTCCCCGGCAGTGATCGTGACGGTGACCGGCGTGACGAGTACGTGTGCGATAGCGGGCATTCTCAGTCGTCCTTCTCACTCGCCCACTCGAATGCCTCGTAGGTTTCGCGGTCCCATCCTTCGGCAATCAGGTCGGGGCATTCGCGGGCGAACTCCTCGTCCAGGCGGGCCTCTTCCAGTTCCGCTTGCTCAAGCTGATACTGCTTCATGAAGCCCATCGGTTACTCCAGCCAATCGTGGCTCGATGACATCGAGCGGAACCTTGGAACAGGCGAGGACGCCTTTGTTTGCGGGCCTGCGGACGCGCCCGTGGTTGCCGGTCTGGCGGTCTGATTCGGATCGCTCAACTCCTTCTCCATGCCGTCCCATCGCTCCGGTTTCCAACTCTCGAAACGCAACGACGCGGCGGCGGCTCTCGCATACACGCGACAGTCGAGAGCCTCGTTGCGGTCGCGGATCGGCTCCCACTTGCTGATGCGCCTGCCCGCCACAGTGCGCGTGATCAGAGCTTCTGCGGTCAACTGCTCGAAATACTCCTTCCCATACGCCGGGAAGTGGCAGAAGCCGACCGGCCATTCCTCGCCTTTCGCGAGATCCGGCACGGGCTGGCGCAACCAGCGGTACAACTCCTCCTTCGCGATATTGGTATTGCAGGGCCACAATCGGATGCCCCACTTCACGCGCGATCCGGTGGGACCGGCCTCGATCAACGAGGGTGCGCTGACGAGGTTGGGCCTTGTCGTCTGCCCTTTAATCGCCATCACGCGCTGGCGCGACTGCTTCCTGATCCAGTCGTAGCAGGCCATCGTCTGAAAGCCGGTGTCCACGCCCATGCGGCGGATCTTGATCGGCTGGCCGTACTCCGTCCGGAAGTCTTCATCGAGCAGTTCGGAGAGTTGCGCCCAGACTTGCGGCTGGTTCGTCTCGCCGTCGAAGCGCCGGTAGTCCACCGACCACGACTCCTTGTTCCGGCCCCACGCGACGACTTCCACCTCGATGCGCCGAAGCTGCACGTCCACGCCTGCGGTGAGCACCAGCCCGCCGCGAGGCACGACGCCGACCTCGTAGCCCTCGCGCCGCTCGTACAGCCGCTCCGCGTCGGGCACTTCGGAAGCGTCCGCGTAGGGCAGGCCCAGCACCGTGTTCCAGAACACCTGGAGCTTCTCCGGATCGCGACCGGCCTTCTCCCGCTTCTCCGCAACCTCGCCCCAACTCAACCAGCCGACCGGCGAGTTCAGCGAGGGCAGATGGTAGCCGTGGATCTTCGGGTTCGGGACGCGATGCCGCCACTGGCCGCGCTGGAGCATCCACTCCTTCGCGTAGTTCTCAATCGGGCGGGCGCACGCCTCGCAGTGATACTTCGCGAGATGCGGCTGACCCTTCGGCCAGCGCAATTGCTCGAATGCGAGGACCAGGAACTCGCCGCAGTGCGGGCACGGCATCCACCACTGCGCCTGAGAGCTTTCCTCGTAGAACCGCTCGATCCGGCTCCGACCGCTCACGACCGGCGTCGAGGTGATCAGGATCTTCCGGCGCGGGAAGTTCGACGTGCGGGCAATCGCGAGATCGCAGGGGTCGCCCTCGCCGCCGACATCGCCGCCATATCCGTCCACCTCATCGAGGAACAGATACCGCACCGGCATCGAGCGCAGGCCCTTCGGTGAGTTCGCGCCGACCAGCACCAGGACGCCGCCGGGGAACTCCTTCGCGAGGACGCTGTTTCCGCCGTCTCTCGCGCGTGGCGCCGCCACCAGCCCTCGCAACGCGGGCGAGTCATCGATCAGCGGCTGGATGCGCTGGCGCGAGTTGCGCTTCGCCATGTCGGTCGTCGGCTGCACGGCCATCATCGGCCCCGGCGCCATGTGCATGTTGAAGCCGGTCCAGTTGTTGCCGCACTCCGTCTTGCCGATCTGCGATCCGGCCATCACGATGACCATCTGCACCCGGCTCGACGGCGACAGGTCGTCCATGATGTCGCGCAAGTACGGCACGCGCGACGTGCGCCACGGGCCGGGTTCCGGCGACGACCGCTCCGTCAGCATCCGGTAGCGGTCGGCCCATTCGCTGATCTTCAGCAGAGGCTCCGGTCGGAGCGCGGCCAGCGCGGCCCCCCGGTACACCTCGACGCCGGTCAGCATGGGCGTCATGCCGCTTTGCCCTCCTGGGCCGCAAACGTCTCCAGAGTGCGGCGCAGCTCGCCCTCTAATAGCTCGTAAATGGTCGCCTCATCGGTCTGGCCGACTAACTGACCGGATAGGCGGGCGGGCACGTTCAGGATCGCGTCACGCAACTGCCGGTAGAGCCGCGAGGCTTCCTTCTCCACGTCGGCCCGCGTCACGACCTCGCCGCGCCGAAGCTGTAGCTCCAGGCTCCTGCGCTGGGCGTCATACACCTCGCGCAACGCGCGGGCCTGCGTGTAGGTCATCCCCGGCACGGCTTCGGTCGGAGCAGGCTCACCCGGTGAGCCACCCCTCGCGATCAGCTTCGGCCCCGGTCGCGCCTGCGCCGCGTCGGTGTTCTCCAGCCACTGCCGGTCGGCCTCGTCGGAGTCGATCTGGTTGTCGCCGGTCAACGCGATCCGGCCCGCCGCGATTGCGTACTGCACCGCCGTCGTGTCGCATCCGCGATGAGCCGCGTAGGCGGCGATTCCCAGAAGCATGAATACACCTTGCAGTCAAGCGCAGATGGGAGTACCATTCTGCAAAGCGGTTCAGCACTGATTGGATTTTTCTGAGGGCTAGAGAAGGCAGATCTGGGTCGTCTGGTATCAGACGGCCCTTTTCGTTGCACAGTACCAGCACTTCCTCAAGAAGTCAACAAGATAGCCGCTCCCCAGTACCGCCGGGACTTGATTTCCCCGTAAATCCCTGAAACTGTTGACTTTCCGGAATTCCTCGTTCTCCGAGCCGTGATTTTCGCGTAAGTCGTTGAAAGAAGCGGATTTAGCCACTCGCACAGGTTCCGTTGTGCGGGCGGCGAAGCC